AAAAACGGTGGGAAAAACGGTGGGAAAAACGGTGGGAAAAACGGTGGGAAAAACGGTGGGAAAAACGGTGGGAAAAACGGTGGGAAAAACGGTGGGAAATATGGTGGGAAATATGGTGGAAAGTAAGGCGGGAAAAACGGTGGGAAAAATGGTGGGAAGTAGGGCGGGAAGAACGGGGCGTGTCTTTCATAGGAAATACTTGTGCCCAATGGCGTAACAGCAGTGTCTGTTACCGCTGTTCTAACCTGGTTTAGAATGGCAGGATTAGCGGTAGCTGTATCTGCAGGTGTTCCAACGGTAAAGCCGGCAGCAGTTATGGTTGTGTTAGCAGCAGAGTCAGCTACTCCGCGCAGCTATTGTAGGTTTAGGGGCTTTTCTTTTTTGTTTTTTGCCATCATCCTGTGCCATATTATGCTACCATATCTCCTAGGGCAACCCAAGTATCAGTTGCGCGTTTAATAAGTGTAGCAGATGACCAAGTTGTACGCAACTTGAGTCCAGGAGTACCGTTGACTGTTACTCCAGCACCTGCTGTCAAAGTGCACTGACCAGCTCCCGTTTGAAGAACTGTAATAGTAGCTCCAATAGGGAAGGCCACTGAAGAGTTAGGTGGCACTGTTAAAGTATTTCCTGAAGCCACGCCCATTTCAACCATCTTGCCATTATCTGCTAACACTAGGGTATAGCTTGCTGTCTGAGCATTAGTGACTGTGTCAGTAAAAATTCTCTGATAGTTTGTTCCGTCATTGGTAAATTCCCAACAGTCTGTTGTTTCATTCCAACGAAGAGCCACGTTTGTTGAAGTACCACGTTCAACCTCAATGCCAGCGTTTTGCGATGGAGTACCTGCTTCATTATTGTTTAATATAATAATGTTGTCATCGATTGTTAAAGTCTCTGTGTTGATACTTGTGGTAGTTCCTGAAACTGTTAAGTTACCAGAAACAGTTAAGTTTCCAGCTACTGTTGGATTAGAAGTATTAACCCAAGCAGAACCGTTATATGAAAGAAGTTGATTTGTTGCTGCTGTGGTAATTGTAACATCAGAAAGATCTGTTATCCCTAACGTCTCAGTGAGGCTAGCGTTAACCCAAGCTGAACCGTTATACTTAAGAAACTGACCACTTGCAACTGAAGTAATTGTCACTCCGCCAACGTCATCAATGTCATTGATAGTTGGGATTGAACCCCATTCAAGACCTGATGTAGCCGACGAGTTTGCTCTTAAGAAATGGCCATTTGTTCCAACAGCTAAGCGACCAACAGTATTATTTGCCGAGGCAACAATCAGATCACCTTTAGCGTCTACTATTGCTTGAGCTATATAGGTGTTCGATGCATTACCTGCAGCTAAATATGTGTTAGCTGCTATGCTGGATGTTAAGTAATAATTTTGTATATATGTGTTTACTGCATCAGCGGAGCGATCTGCATAGTTAGTTGTCGCTATTTTTGTGCTGTTATCTCCAGCGTTTGCTGTTGGGGCAACAGGTGTTCCACTTAAACTCGGGCTAACTAGCGGCGCATATGTACTAGCAGCATTGCTTGTTGTTAAATAAGCAGAAAAGTTAACATCGCTAGTTTCTTTTCCAGTTACTCTACCGTAAGCATCTACTGAAACGTTCGTGAGAAATGTTGTTGTAGCATTTCCGGTGGTAGGTGTAACCGTAACATTAGCTAAGTCAATGCTGTCAGCGTTTACTACTATTCTTCCGCTATCAGCGGTTACTACGTTAACTGCATTTTGTGATATTGTTAAACCATTGCCAGCTGTAAATGATCCAGTACCAGTAAATTGCGAATAGACTAAATTATCTGTGCCAAAAACAATGTTATTATCTGCGCCACTTGGTGTGCCACTAAGAATAAATCCGCAGTTGATATTAACAGATCCGCCGACAACAAATGTAGCGTCACCCTTTTGGACTTCTCCTGCTGGGTTATTATCTGAATCTGATCTTCTAGTAAGAACCCATACTGCTGAAGGTCCACCAGTAGCAGTTACTGTGTATATACCGTTCTGTTTTGCATCTGCTTGATTCTTAACAAGAACAGAATCCCCAACTGATGGAGCGCCGCCATCAACAGACAATGCTCCGTTAGCTGAAGCTGTTAAGGTTGCCCCTACGCCAGATGTTCCGTTATTGTAGGTCGAAGTTGGCAATGCTGCTACTGTAGCAACAGCTACAGGGTCATGCCAATTCAATCCAGCAAATAAAGTGTCTACATAGCTTCTTGTAACAAGAGCACTTGAGCCGGTGCCGGCATTTGATGCTGATACGGAAAGAACATTTAATGTTCCATCTACCGCTATATTTCCTACAACTGTACCACTAGAATTTTTTAATTCTATTAATGGTGCAGTCGCACCTGTTGCGGCTTTGATAACAAAAGCTTCATCAAAAACTGTTATTTCTGGTGCGGTTTCAATTCTTAAACGGGCCATGATGCTCCTATACGTATATTACAGAACTGAAGATATAGTAATAGGTCTAAAGGAAAATTATTGTGTTATTCTCTTTAAAAATTCTAACATTTTTCCCGTATATTTGATACGTCCAAAATGGGTTAAGTTAATAGTTGGATCAACCCAAATCTTTCCACCCATCTTCTGCCAATATCTACAGAAGCCGTAATCCTCAGATAAGAATCTTCCGTCATCATCTACATAAGAATTAAATAAAGCGTAGGCGTTTTCTATCTCTTCCCCATGCAATGCGCCTGTATCATCTTTGTATTTTAACTTTTTATACTTCTTAAACATCTTATCAAAGACTTGACGCTTAATAAGCATAAAGCCTGTTCCTGCCTCATAGCATTCGATTGCGCCATTATCAATATTTAATTGAGTCTCACCAGGCTTAGTCATATGAACTACATATCTTGTGGCGTACTCCATCAAGTCTTGGGCAAGTAAGTCTGCTTGTGCACCTTCTTTTACTTTATCCCAATTAATTTCTTTTATTGGGTAAGATGCAGTCATAACATCTTTATCATGCCACAATAATTTTAATATAGCTTCTTTATCAAATTGGAGATCTACGTCTATAAATACCATATGAGTAAAATCAGGATTGCCCATAAATTTGGCAACCAAGTTATTTCTAGCGCGGTTGATCAAAGAATCAGATATTGTGCAGACTGAATACTTTAAACCTATTTCTTTAAAATAGAGACAAGCTTGCAAAAAGCTCATCATAAAAGGTTCTGTTACATGAGAGTCATAACAAGGAAGTGCAAAGAATACATTCCATTGTTCGAGCTTTTCTTTAGGGATTGTTATGTTGATTTGTTGTTCTTCTACAGGCATAGAAATAATTATAGCAACTTATTACCAAGTTGTCAAGGCAGATCTTTTCCAAGTATCTGTTTCTATGCAGATATAAATATAGTTTTCGTCCCAAGCCATGTCACCTGTTGTGCCAAAACTTGAAGAAGTAAGTGGAACTGTTACAGAAATATCATCAAAAGATGTAATTACTCTTTTCCCACCAACTCCAGCAAATATAGTAATTTTTCTAGAATTAGTTGCTGGTGGCGATGAGTAGTATATAGAAACTGTATTTCCGTCAATAACATCCCATCGAACCTTAGTAAAATCGTAATCCCCACTAACATCTCTACAAATTAATCCAATATCTGTTGTATTTAAATTATGGGTTATATAAAAAGTTCTAGTTTCACCATCTCCTACAACTGTACTGTATGAGTATTGTTCTATGGGGAGAAAGGCGGTTACGACAACTGCAGAGGTTGGTTTTGAAAAATATAAAGAAAAATTCTTTACAGTATCAGCTTGAGCGCGTACATCAAGTACATCATATGGATAAGTTGCTCTTTTTGCGACAATGACAATGTCCCTAGAACCAAGATTGTGACTGAACTCCGCAAAACCACTTGGTGTAGAGCCTTCAAAAATAGTTTCACTAAAGTAAACTTTATCCCCAGCTGAAAATAATAAAACTTTTATTGAATTACCAGCTGGCGGTGTTTCAAATTCTATAATTATAGAATCTAGACTGATCGCATTCCATCTAACGTCTAATGAACCGGCAAAAGTATTTGGTGTTGCCTGCTGATTTGTTGTGCCGTCTGATTCTCGTGTTACAACAATAATATCTCTTGTATTTAAATTATGATTTATTGTAAATGAAGTTGATATGCCATCTCCAATAATTTCTGAATAAGAAAATATTTCTGATGGTAACGCGTCTGCTATATTTGTAGCAGAAATTTTATTTCCGTCATAAGATAATACTTGACCGGTAGTGATTCCAGCCAGATCTAGCTCGATACCGTTGATAGTTACGGTAGAGCCAACAACAAGACTATTTTTTACTATAAAATCTTTATTCGCCACTAAAGTTCACTGTCCCTCTAGTTTAAAATTTAATTGTATTATTAAATTGTAAAACTTATATAATTATATCACACTGCTATAAGTGTTCTTGCTACTTTGACGGTAGCATTTGTTGATGCTGCGTCTGTAATTGTCACTCTTAATAATACGTTTGATCCAGAGATCGAAGTTGATACAGTCATTGGTATTCTTGATGCTCCAAGCTCAATTACTGCATACTCCGACATATAGGAATCAGTTCCGTCATGAGCCAAAAGAACTTCAGAAGTTGTATACTTAGTACCCTGTGTTACTTGCACAAGATACTTGGCTGATCTAAAGGTTGCTTTTGCAAAGCTATCAACGGTTGTGACCGTATTAACATTGACAACTTGGGTCGAAGTATTAAGCTCACCAGTTCCAGAATCAAGTGTTATTGAACCAGCTGCTACGCTACCAAAGGTAACTGCTGCACTAGTGGCAACGTCCTGGCCAATTGAAAGGCTAATTGTATTAGCTCCATCGTTATAGGCCTTGGTTACACCCGTACCTGCCGTTATCGCGCCTTCTACGGCGTCCTGAGCTGCCTCAGTGAAGTCTGAGACCTGACTGGCAGTGATCGAGATAGACGAGTTAGAAGCTGCTGTGAGGCGTCCCTGAGCGTCTACAGTGAATGTTCCCACAGAAGACGAGCTACCATAGCTGCCAGCTGTTACGGCTGTGCTATCGAGGTTTAAGGTAATTGTGTCAGTTGCACTTGCAACAGAACTAAGTCCTGTGCCACCAGCAATTGTTAAAGTATCAGTACCTGAACTAATTGTTTGGCTTGATCCAGAATCACCAGCAACCGTAAATGAAGTTGCTACGTTTGCGATGTCCGAGTTACTTGCAATATTGACATAAGTAGTTCCATCGTTAGTGAACTGCCACTTGTCGGTTGATTCGTCCCAACGCAATTGTACATTATTAGAAGTGCCACGCTCAACTTCAAGTCCAGCATTAAGCGCTGGGGATCCTGTTACATTTGAGTTAAGAACAATAATATTATCTTCAACAGCTAAAGTTTCAGTATTAAGAGTTGTGACATTTCCATTAACCGTTAAGTTTCCGCTAACAGTAAGGTCTTGACCAATTGTTACGTTTGATGGAAGACCAATCGTAACCGCGCCAGCAGAAGATGAAACTTCAACTTCATTTGCAGTACCAGTAAGCGATGTTACCGCACTAGAAGAAAGATCGTTTACCTGACTAGCAGCAATGCTGATTTGATTTTGTGTAGCTGCAGTTAAACGTCCTTGAGCATCTACGGTAAAAGATTGAGTTGTGTTTGCATAACCGTAAGAACCAGCAGTAACAGTTGTATTGTCAAGATTTACTGTAACCGTGCCTGTAGTTGCAGCAGCAGAGAGTCCAGTTCCACCCGAAATTGTGAAACTTCCACTACCAGCAGCGCTTACTCCAAAAGCAGTTACTCCACTGTCACCATAAATGTTTACTGATTGATCAATTACTGAGTAGTTGACTCTAGTATTATTATCATCATAATAAACATATATGCCAGCTTGTGAACCTGCTGAGACCAAAGAACCAAAAGCATCTTGTGCGGCTTCTGTAAAATCGGTAACAGCTGTTGAGGCAATTGAGATTGCAGAGTTGCCGGCAGCCGTTAAACGGCCCTGAGCATCAACTGTGAATGTTGATACTGTGCTTGCATTACCATATGATCCGGCTGTGACCGCTGTATTGGCAAGGCCTAAGGTAACTGCACCAGTGGTGCCACCACCAGTCAATCCAGTGCCAGCCGTTACTGACTCAATGTCACCAGCATCGTTTGTAAAGCTGATAACACCAGTTGAACTATTGTAGGCAAGATCGCCAGATACGCTGATTTGTGCTCTCGTGTTGGCAGTGAAGTCTGAAATCTTTGCTGCTGTTAGAGTAGTGAACGAAAGATCCCCAGCACCATTGGTCATCAGTACTGCGCCATTAGCTCCATCAGCACCTACTGCTGAAATAATTGAAGCTTCCGTTGTACCAACAATTGTCGTGAAGTCTAATACTCCAGAACCATTAGTTGTAAGTGCTTGTCCTGCGGTTCCATCACCACCAGCTGCTGCAATGAGAGCTGCTGCCGTTACGTCTCCAAGATTAGCATAGTTGGTGCCATCATTTGTGAATGTCCACTTGTCCGTAGTTTCATTCCAAAGAATAGAAACATCTGTTGATGTTCCCCTGTTGACTTCTATGCCACTGTTTAATGTTGGGGCACCTGTAACGCCAGAGTTTAATGTAATAATATTATCTTCTACATCTAACTGTTCTGTATTAACAGTTGTTACGTTGCCACTAACTGTCAAGTTACCAGTAACAACAAGATTTCCACTTGCAGTAAGGTTTGCAAACGTTACGGAATCACCTGTGCCTACTGGTTGACCAATAGCAATTGTTCCACTCGCATCTGGAAGGCTTATGGTCCTATCAGCAGTTGGGTTAACAACGGTGAATACTGTTTCAAACTCATCTGCTGTTGCACCCTCAAATGTAATAAAATGATTATCTGGAAGATAAATTCCATGGATGCGTGGAGTTCCGCCAGTGGCTGTAATCTCTGGTCCGTTAATCGTTGGCGTAGTAAGAGTCTTGTTTGTAAGTGTTTGAACATTTGTAGTTCCAACTACTGCACCTGTTACGCCATGTGCTTCTGTTGCTTGTGTATGCGTTGTCAGGTTTCCTGCGACTGTTGAGGCTGAACCATACGCATCGTAAGTATTTGCTGTTACTGAAATTGCACCTGTCGAGTCAGTGTAGGTAAGACCTGTGCCAACTGCATTTCCCACAGCATCTTGTGCTGCTTCATTAAAATCAGAAACAGCTGTTGATGCAATTGAGATTGCATTATTTGCAGCTGCTGTTAAACGACCCTGGGCGTCGACTGTAAAACTAGCTGAAGTGCTTGCGTTGCCATATGAACCGCCGGTTACTGCGGTGTTATCAAGATTAATCGTGACAGTATCGGTATTAGATGTTACAGATGTTAAACCAGTGCCACCCAAAATGCTGAGAGTATCTGAACCAGAAGTAATTGTCTTGCTTGTACCAGAATCGCCAGCAACTTCAAATGAAGTAGCTACGTTTGCAACTAAGTTTGTAGCAAAAGTTTGTGCGTTGGATTGGGCAGATGAGGCTGCACCGAAGGCATCAAAAGTATTAGCCGTTACTGCTATTGTTGGGGTAGAACCTTCACCGCTATTATTAGAAAGGGTAATTGCCGTTCCAGCCACTAAGCTAGAAACATAATCGCCAATCGTATCAGTTGAAAGATTTACTGCATCGTTGATCCAAGCTGAACCGTTATAACGGAGGAAGTCTCCGTTAGCTGCATTTGAGAGGGTAACGTCGCCAAGATCATCAATTGAACCAATTGTAATAGTGGAGCCAGCAACTGCTGCATAAACGCCAACTCTAACCGAGCTTGCTGACGGTGCAGCTGAGAAATCAAGAGTAACTGTTCCGGTTGTTGTGGCTTCCCAACGAACATCAATCACTTCATATGGACTTGCGGCATTGCGCGCAACAACTACAACGTCTCTTGTTCCCAAGGAGTGATTAATTGCGAATGCAGTAGTTGTGCCATCGCCAATAGTTGAAGTGTAAACTGTACCAGCTAGACCAGTGTCTGTTCCTGGGGCGAACTTAGTCCCATCAAATTTTAATACCTGGTTAGTGGTAGCTCCAGTTGTATCAATTTCAATTCCGTCAACAAATAGAGTTGAAACATTTGCCTGAGTGGTTTGTATAGTCGAAGGAAGAGATAACGTGTAAACACCCGAAGTAGCGTTTGCTGTTACTGAAACTTGGTTTGCTGTGCCAACAACATTGGAGATTAAATTAACTCCGTATTATTGCATTAGCTGTACTGTTTTTGTAAAATAATTTACCATCAGCTACGTTGATAGCCAACTCTCCAAGTACGAGCGAAGCTGGCTCTTGGGTTGTTGTATCTGACCTCTTGAGAAGTAGCGTATTATTTACGCCAAAAATTGAACCACTGAAAGCCATAGTTTCCTCTTTCTATACAGAAAATCTTAAATTATAGTAATATAATACTACCACTTTTGAAGTGGACATGTAGAGTTTTTTAATTTAGTTTTTATTTTCATAAAACAACCACATTTTTTACATTGTTGAGTTAATTTAATATAAAAATCACATTGTTCACATATTCTTAACCTATTTTGTTGAATATGTGTTTGATCAAAAACTTCCATTTACTTAAACGATGGTGGGAAGTAAGGTGGGAAGAACGGTGGGAAAAACGGTGGGAAGTAAGGTGGGAAGAACGGTGGGAAAAAGGGTGGGAAAAAGGGTGGGAAAAAGGGTGGAAAAAACGGTGGAAAAAACGGTGGGAAATATGGTGGAAAGAATGGTGGGAAGAATGGCGGAAAATATGGTGGAAAGAACGGGCTAACTATAGAATAATCTATAGTAGTCCCGATGGGAACGACAGAAGCATCAGTTACAGCTGTGGCAACTGTGTCAAGAAGTGGGTTGCCAGGAATACTAGTTGGTATGCTGGTCACATTGCCAACGACAAAACCTGCACTAGTTATTGTTGTGTTAGCATTTGCTTTAGGTGTTCCGACTTGCTAGAGTAGGTTTAGGTGCTTTTCTTGAACCTGTTTTATCTCCACTTGACATAAATTATGCTTTCAAATCTCCGATAGCCAACCAGCTATTACTTCCTAGTTTTACTAGTGTAGCAGAAGACCACTGTGCTCGCAAGTTGCGACCTGGAGTAGCGTTTACGATTACTCCAGTATCCCCTCTAAGTTCTACTGTTCCTGTTCCTTTTGACAAAACAGTAATTTGATCTCCAGTATTAAGAATGTTTGGCACTGTGACGACCGTGGTTGAAGCGCTATTAATTGTTACCATTTTTGCCAAATCTCCAGTGACTAACGTGTAAGCACCAACTTGATCATTAAAAATAATATTAAAGTTAGATGTTGCTGGTCCGCTAGCTAGTTTAGAATAATCAATAGTATTTGAAGCTATTATGGAATTTGTAACAGTATTGGATGGTAAAGTTACAGTGCCAGTAAAAGTTGGAGAAGCTGTTGGAGCATAATATGTGCCGGCTTGACCATTTAAAAACTGGGCATTTAGATTTGAAACCAGTGTTGTTGAAGCTATTACCAAAGGTGCTGAACCAGTTGCAACTTTGCTTTCAAAAGTGTTAGCCACAACATCGCCATGAGCGTAAGATGCGTGTGCTGTATTAATTGGATGAGTCGGCTCAATAGTGAGACCTTTAAAAAATTTAAATTTATGATTATCGGATGCGTCACTAAATAAACCTGCATGTCGATAGGTGCCATCATTATAGTTCCCAGCAAAACCTAGATCTGGGTCACTAGGAGTGGCTCCGTTATTTAAGTAAATAATTGGATCTTCAATAGACAAACTTGTTTGATTAGTCGTTACAAGCGAACCTGAAACATTTATATTTCCAGCAACCGTTATACTCCCAGTAGTTGTGACAGTATCAAAAGTAACATTAGAGTTTGTATTGACTGCTTGACCTATAGAGATCGTTGGCGTTGAATTTTCTCCAGAATTATTCGCAAGTGTAATTCCGGTTCCTGCAACGAGTGAGGATACATAGTCGCCAGTTGTATCAGTTCCTAGTGCAACGGAGTTGGCTGCTATTGCGGCGGTTAGCGTTGCATCACCAAGGTTTGTTAAAGTTGCTGAACCAGTTAAATCTCCAGCTAAAGTAATCACAGGAGAGATGCCAGTAATAGTTGGACTTGTAAGCGTTTTTTGTGTTAGGGTTTGAATATCATTCAATGTAGCAACAACCGAGGTGTTAACAGAAAATGTTGGAGTAGCACCTGCTGCACCTGAGTTATTCGATAATGTAATTCCACTTCCGGCTTCAACTGATTTCACATAAGCACCAATTGTATTAGTGCCCAATGCTATGTTCGATGGCATGTCAACAATATCGGGCACCCAGTTGCTCGACGTTTGGTTCCACCTTAAATAATGACCATTTATTTTACCTGTTGTGTCAACGTCGTTTAAGTCATTCACACTCAAAGACCCTGCTGTAGCAACGTTGTCATCTGCTGGGACAAATCTTCCCAATGAAGAACTATATTTTAATACTTTTCCATCTAACGCTCCAGTTGGATCAATTCCAAAACTATTTATTGACAAGTTTGTTGTATTTACGTCAGTTGCGTTATAAACGTTTCCTGTAAGATTTCCAACTAAATTACCTGTAACATTTCCATAAAAATTTTGTGCTGTTACTGATACAAAATTTGGGGTAGCACCTGTGCCAACTGATTGGCCTATAGAGAGTGTTGCATTAGACCCAACAGCACTATTGTTGTCAAATTGTATCTGTACTCCAGCACCAGCATACAAATGACTTACATAATCTCCGCTAGTTTGGACTCCCAAAGTAACGCTTTCTGGAAGTAAGTAGGCGTCAAGTGTGCCATTTTGTAGGTTAGATAAAGTTACATTACCGTATAAATCCCCACCCAAAGTTATTTTTGGAGAAACTCCAGTAAAACTTGGAGTAGCTAAAGTTTTGTTTGTTAAAATTTGACTATCATTCAACGTAGCGACAACCGAAGTGTTTACCGCAACAGCCGCTGAAGAACCTTCACCAGGAGTATGTGTAACTATAATGCCATTGCCACTAGTTACATTCGAAACAAAATTTCCAGTAGTGTCAGTGCCAAGGTCTACCGCGTCGTTAATCCAAGCTGAACCATTGTATCTTAAAAAATCACCATTGGCAGCAGAAGATATAGTTACATCAGATAAATTTCCTATAGTAGTAGATTCTGATGCAAGTGAAGTTGTTATTGAAACGTTAGAAGACCCGTCAAAAGAAGCAGAACCGGTAACGGGACCGGTTAGCTGTATCGTTCTAGCGGTAGCCAACTTTGTTGCTGTGCCCGCATTGCCAGTTACGTTTCCGGTTACGTCACCAGTAACGTTGCCGGTTACGTTACCAGTAACATTAGCTGTTATATTCGTTCCTTCGCCAACTATGTTATAGAACGTAATCCCATCATTGGTGTATTGCCATTTGTCCGTAGTTTCGTTCCAGCGGATTTGTACATTTGTTGAAGTGCCACGCTCAACTTCAACGCCCGCGTTAAGACTGGGAGCTCCAGTAGTCCCAGTATTCAAAACTATAATATTGTCTTCTATTAAAAGAGTTTCTGCGTTCACTGTTACTGTTGAACCAGATACGGTTAAGTCTCCACTTATAACAACATTTTCTGCTGTAGATATATTGCTATTATTTTTTACCCAAGATAAAGATGTAGAAACTATCGTGTTAGATTCATTTACATAATACAATAAATCATTAGTTGGATCTAAGGCTATTTGCCCTTTTACTAAATTTGGTATTGTCATGAAAACCTTTCCTAATTAAAAGGTTCCGCCGTCAAATGTTAGATTGTCTATAGAACCACCGGTGATGGAAACGTTATTCGAATTTTGCACTGCAATTGTTCCAAGACCTAATGTGGTTCTAGCTGTAGATGCATCTGCGTCATCAACAAGACTTCTTCCAAATGTGGTAAAAGTTGCAAGAGCCGCTGTATTCGCTCCAGTAAAATAAGGAATTTTATCGGCTTCAGATGTTAGGCCAGCAATTGCTGCTAACTCTGGATCGTAAGCTTGTACGTTTGTGCCAATTACTAAACCTAAATTAATTCTTGCATTTGCTGCATCTGTTGCTCCAGTACCACCATAAGATACACCTACTGTGGTGCCATTCCAAGTGCCTACAGTGATTGTGCCTAATGATGTCAAGCTTGAGTTAACAACACCAGAACCAAGAGTAGTATTACTTAATACTGAAGTCCCATTAATTTTATAAACTTTACCTGATGCTATATCTATATGCTCTGATGATGTCCAAGAATCTGTTGAGTCAACCCAGTTGAATGTTTTATTCGTATTACCAAGAACAGTGATACCAGCACCATCTGCTGTTATATCTGTTGGAGATGCTGTGTGAGATAAAACTATATTCTTATCTTCAACCACTAAAGTTGCTGTGTTGAGCGTTGTTGTATTGCCGTTAACAACCAAATCGCCTGTTACGGTAAGATTATTTGGTATAGTTACATTTGACGGAAGACTTAAAGTTACCGAACCATTTGATGCGGAAACAGAAACTTCATTAGCTGTCCCGGTCAAAGAGATAACACCTTGGTTTGTTATAGTTATAGTGTCTGTAGCACTAGCTGCAGTGGTTATCCCGGTTCCACCAACAATTGTAAATGTGTCAGTTCCACTAGATATTGTTAAATTAGAGCCAGTATTAGCAGCTACAGTAAATGAAGTAGCAACTACACCAATTGCTTGATCTACATATAATTTAGTAGCTGCATGCGTGTTTGCAGTTGGTGTTGGAACTATTACTGTTCCAGAAAAAGTTTTATTACCAGATATTGTTTGATCTGTTCCAAGCGTAGTATACGCACCGTAACCAGCAATAGCGATTACAGAAGTTGCAGTCCCACCAGCCCCACCAGTTCCAGTTCCATAATAAAGGGTATTGTCGGCTTCGTTAAACGCTAATTCAGCGTTCTCAAGACTTCCTGGGGCACCTGCTGCTCCAGCGCTAGACCTTCTTTTAATTCTTAGCGTATTAGCCATTTTTAAAAATTCCCTCCATCAACAAGATTTGACTCTGCGTAATTAATCCATTGAGAGCCGTTATATCTTAATACTTGACCACTCGCAGCTGAGCTTATAGTAACATCTGTCATTCCATTTAGAACTGATTGAGTTAAAATATTTGTTTCTGCTGCAATAATTCTATCTTTAACTGTAAGATGAGAACCAGCTGGATTAATTCCTAAAACAGTTTGCACTCCTTCTACTGCATCGTTTAAGTCGGTATGCTGTTTGTGGTGCGGAACTGTAATTGAATTTAAGGTATCATTAGCTGTTGGGTTTACAAAATTATCTAATGATGATGGGTAATTTGTTGCCATAAAAACTCCTAAATAGAAAGTATTTTAGTATTTGAATCACTCCAAATTATAGTAACAGGAGTGTTGCTATTGGAGCCGATAAATGGTAAACCACTTGAATTATCTATAAAAAATATTAACTTTGAATTAGAATCTGAAGTTCCACTTTGATACAAAACTATTGCATCAAAAGACTGCCCGTTGTAATCGGTCATAGAAACATTGTCTGCATCTAATACACCCAGAGAGTTAACTACATTAGTCATATTGCTTGATCTTTTTTTTATAGCGCTCGCTGGTATATCTGATATATGTTGATCTAAATTTTCGTTTGGCGCATATAAAGATTTGTCTACAAGAAGAACTTTTAAATTATTTGAACTTAAATTAAATTCACCATTTAATAAAGATTCTTTAGCTTTTTTATATATAAAATTTGCCATATTAAATTCCAATATCTTTAGATATTTTAATTCTATATTTATAACCTTGTTCAAAATAATCTTTATCAGGAGTAAAGTACGATGGAGTTGCATCAAGTGAAGGGAAATCAATATACACTTCTGCCTTCCATGAATGGGTACTTACACTCGTCGTAATATTTTCCCACCTAGAAGGACTTTTTTGGATTTTCTTTCTTTGGCATAAAAAATATTTATTATTCAAAAAGTTTGAAGCTGGTTTTTCATTAAATGTTACAGTTACTCTTCCATAATTGTAATCATTTGATAAATAAAAATCACCGTCAATCGGGTCAATATTGTCTATATAGAATAAAGGATTTTTAGCTATAATATTATAACTAATGTCTACTTCTGTTCTTATCGATTTATCTTCAATTAGAACAGGAATAATACCTGGATCTACAAATTCTTTATCTGATGGGGTGGCTGAAGAAACATATGTAAACTTTACCGTTTCATATGGCACTATAGACCCAGCTGAGTCTACAATGTTTTCAATTCTTATAAAATAAGATTGACCATCAATTAAATTTGCTTTCCAATAAAGACTTATAATTCTAGAAATTTGATTATAATCTTTTATTGTATTAATAATCTCAAATGGAGCGGTGACCTGTGCCGGGGTAGCTGCATCTGTATAGACTTTAAAGTTTTCATTTTTTAATGAAGATATTTTTACTGTTCTACCAAACTTTATAGATGCACTGTACGCATTTATTTTAGCTTGATCGATGAGAAATAGGGCCACAATTATTCTCCAAAATTATTAACTAGTATCAATAGTAATAAACAAAACGGAAATATGAAAATAGGGGGTGGAGATTTCTCTCGCACCCCCTACATTCTAGGGATTCGTAACTATAACTAACCCTAAGGCTTGCCCAAATTTTATTAGATTTGGTTGTAAACCTGTACCTCGTAGTTACGAGCAAGGTTAACGTTTCTAGCAACTGTGATTCCTTCACCGTCACCGAGCATTACGATGTCATAACGTTCTTTCATCTTCATCTGACGAATGTCACGAGTTGGATCATCAAACTGATCTGTGCTCATTTCATCCTTGACAAGGAGGGTACCGACTTCATTGCGGTCAATCAAGAACACGTCAGACTTAGCTGGCGTTGCACCCGACTTAGCAGTAAAGCTTACGAATGGTGTAACAATTACGTTCAGACCCATTGGGGCTGTCGAATTGAGTGCACCACTTGGCGAGTCTGGACGGTAGCCCCAGCTTGTGTTAACAGCTGCAGCCGATCCACCAGTGTGGAAAATCGCATCCTTCAAGAATACCGACCACATCAATGGGTGGAGGATAAAGTCTGTTGGGACATGATTTTCTGCCATCAGAACAGCAGCCATGTCGATAACATCATCCCAGTGAAGAGTGTCGTTGAACGCGCCATCGATCCCTCTACCGGTTGTATCATCATATGAACCACTGTCGTTGTCGAACACAATTGTTGCTGCGTCCTTGAAACGGCTAAGGGCAATTTGTTCCTTCAAACGGGCCATTGCACGACCTGCTGCGCGAACATGAAGACCTACAATGTCCCAAAGGGAGTCTGCGATGACTTCCTCTGTGAAGGAGAGCTTGACGCCCTTCTTAGAGACTTTGCCTTCAATCTGCTTAGCAAATGCGAGTGCCTGTTCTGGGTACTCTTGTCCTTCTGGAATTTCTGCTGCTTGAATTGCGTTTACGGCTGGAAACTCCAAGGAGCGTCCTTTTCCTAGTCGCACTGTTGATAACAGTGGAGTCACGAGTAACTGTGGCTCTGCTGCTTCTCTAAGTGTACGAGAGATGACCTTCGGAAAAAGTGCTGCTGCATCTGGTGATGCAAAAGCCTCTTTGATGGTCACTCTATTATTTTCGTCGATGTGCCCATCCTCGGTTAATACAGTCTCCCATGCTGGGAGACCCGAGAGGAGCTCTTGGATTGTCTTACTCATCTTAGGATCTTTCCTCCTGCTATTGTTTCTTAAAGTGTGAGATTGACGCGGAATGCACCAACCACATTTGTAACGTCCAAGTTAGAACGTATACCCAATTTACCTGAATATGAACCCGAGCGTGTGAGCTCGTATACAGTCTTCAAAGCACCTGGATCTGACGGCAATTGCATGTAGGACAGAAGACCATCATCAAAGTTGGTTGCAAACTGTTCTACTTCGATAACCTTACCAACCTGGAGGTAAGAATAAACGTCAGACGAATTAAGGAAATCCGCTGCCGCTGCCTTAACTGGACGTCCCATGCTGTCCGATCTTACGAGCGAACCAACAGTTACGTCAGCGTTCAATCCACTAACCATTGGGTACTCTACGTAACCATGGGTAATGAAACCTGCACCTTGCGATGTACCCTTATCGAATGGACGATAGAGGTCATACTGTGCGACACCAATTGGAATAGAGCGAGCTGCCACAGTTACTGTGTCAGTTGCACCCGACGAATAGTTTGGCGTTGCGCCATTCATTGGATCCCAAGTTGTAGGCATGTTGTCGCCCCAAGACTTGGATGAAGATGTACCGTTTGCAGGGACAACACGTGCGTCGCCATTGCTATCAGCAATTACCGAAAGGATTGTTCCCTTGGTGATTACTACTTCAAAACGATCATCTTCTGAATCCTTGTACCAAGTTGGAAGACCTGGGTGTGTGAGCAAGTAGGCTGCAGGTGCGATACCCTGCGAAACTACAAAGCGACCAGCACCGGTTTTAGTGCCAACTTTACGAAATTTTGCTAAACTCATTTAATTTATCTCCTTAAGATATTATTTTTTTTAAAGTTTACGACGGCCCATAAGAGCATCTACAAAGATGTCCTCAAGTGGTGCTGACTCTACTGTTTCTTTTTCTTCATCTTTTCCATCGAGAGTTATGACACCTGTCTCATTCTCGGTAGCTTCGATTTCAGAATTAATTTCTGGCATAGCTGCCTTGGCCTTTTTAGCTGCCGGCATACCTGCAAGATCTCTTAAAGAATCAGCTAAAGAAGAAGCTGTACGCTTAACGTGATCAGCTACTAATGCTTCTCTAGCTTCGTATGATTCAATACCAATTGTAATCTTTGCATCAACAACTCTTTCTGCAAGAGTTCTATGTAATGCACTTCTAAGCTTCTGGTTTTCTTCTTCAAGAGCCTGAAGTTTATTGACTGAATCATCAGCACCTTGCTCAGGGGCAACTTTTTCGCCAGTGAGCTCTGCTTCTGTTCCTTCAGTCTCTTTATTTTCTTCAGAAATTTCAGTTTTAACAGAATCAACAACTACTACTTCACTCTGTTCTTCTGTTGCTTCTGCAACTTCTGTAGACTTGTTTTCTTCTCTCCACGCTGACTCAGCGGCATCTTCGGCGTCCATCTTCAATGAAGATCTAAGCTGCCATGCCCACTTCTTGTGCTTGTCGTCACGTTCCGCGAGGAAATTAGCAATTCCTTGTTCGTTAGCTGCGTTAGCTGCATTGAATGCTGCCATCACGCTTGCGTTAACCATATTGTTCTTTTCAAGAATACCTTGAGCCAAACCAAGAGCCTCGGTTATTGTCATGTCATCTTTGAACGATGAATTCATAACTGATTCAGTAAGCGTTGCAGGGAAAGCCTGAAGCTTTCTCATGTTTTCTGCAATTGGATCAATTGAACCGATTGCGTCTTCATATATATTTGAAAACAATTCATGATACTCACTAAAGTCTTCGCCTTCAATATTCCAATGTGCTCTATGTGCTGCAAAGTAAAATACCACTGTATCGTTAAGAACTTTTTGTAAAGCCGACGCAACAGTCATATCTTCGGCTTCCATAATAGCGTTTTGTGCTTCTTCTGCTACTACTTCTTCAGCAACTGGTGCTTGTTCATCTTGTTTTACTTCTTCTGCCGACTCTTCAGTTACCACTTCTTCTTTTGCAGAAGCATTGGCCATAGTTGAAAGGTCTTCGCTAAGCTCTTGAGCGACGGCGAGGATGTCTTCATTTACTGCAACATCATCCATTTTAAGATTCTCCTCATATTTTTTCTCAATAGAGTCTTCATTAGATAGTAATGAAGCCTCTTCGTTAATTACATTTTCACTCTCTTGGACAGCCATCGCACTAAGGAATGCTCCTTTAAGATGCAGGTAAACTGGTCTTGATTCTTTTTTCTTCATATTTTTAAACATTGATTCATTTTCATTTATTGAAACAATATCATCATTGTCCATGTGCAGGACAAAAGCTGAGCTTCTAGCAACCCAGTTCTCTGAGTCGGCAACTGGTGCTTTGCCCTCTACAGACTTAGAACCTCTTACCCCAGATCTTTGATCTGCTGGTTGGTTAACGAATGAGTATTCTTTAAAGGAAATGTCTTGCATATCAACAAAAGCCATTTTGCCCTTGTAGATTTTGCCTCTTTTAAATTTAGCAACGTTGGGTTTGCCGCTTGCGTCTTCTGATGCTAGATCATCGCCAGATATCGAACAAACAGCTTTGCCCGCTCTTCCACCCACGGAACCGGTCATATATCTTTTATCAGCTATTTTTTGTGCAGCAACAGGGTCGGTCACGGCAATCTGCAAACGGACAAAAGACGAACCATCTTCTTCTTTGTCCATTCTTGCGGCCATAACACGACCAATTGGCTCAGAATTAAGATCATGGTTAAGGATGATAGGCTTAGGGTATGGCTCGACCCAAGACTGGAGAGCCTTTTCTAATTCTATTGCTGAATAGTTATTGTAGTTAGCTGTTAATCCGCTCATGTATAGCGGCAACTTCGATTATAAGCCCTTGCTTATTATCAAATGATTCCATAAAATTATAGTTGGAATCAGAGAACTTGGGCATTTCTATCGTGAAATTTTCTACAAAGTCAAAAGCCATTATTTGTTCCTTTATTACTGATCAGCTATATAGTAAATTTGTTTTTATAAGATTAAACAATCTTATATGAATATATCATAGTTTATCAAACTTGACTAGTTTTAATACTACTCCTATTATTGGATTTTGTCAAATAATTGTTAAAACCTGTTACCTTTATTTTTATTCATAACCACTCTCTCCAAAGTTGGAGTAAAGTAATCCTAGACCCAGAAGTAACTTCTGTAATGCCATGATAATTTAAGTTTGAATTAAATATTAGTGCTTGTCCCGCTTTTAGTTTTATATCTATATCGATATTTGGTTTTTCCATTGTTCCACTAAGATAAAATTGCGTATGACCGCCCTCATAGTTATCATTCATGCATATAGCTGAAGTATGCAAAACTCTACTCCCCCCATAATCTAAGTTATTGCCGTCACTATGCACACCGTGTATTTGTCCAGTCATTTGGGTTTTGATTACGAAACCTGGATTTGGGAATGATGGGATAACAAGTTTTATTCCTGTCATTAATGAGTACTGATTTGTCAGTCGGGAATATATAGACCCAAGGACAGACGTTAATAAAAATCCGCTAACAGTAGCTGATTCATTTACCAAATAAGTTTTGAATTTGTTTTTATCTGTTTCTGATGGAATATTTGATTCAAGTTTATCTAACTGTTCCATAAAAGCAGAAGCAAGTCTTTTACTAAATAATTGACCGAAATATATTCCTGAACCAACAGGACCTATTTCCTTAAGCATGTGTTACACCAAAATTTGACTAGTTTTAATATTACCCCTATTGTCTCCGTTTACTAGATAATGCTGGTACATATCTCTAGACATTAGATGTGGAGCATAGATGTAGGATGCGCTATATAGTTTATAGCCTTTTTCTGTGGCGTTTTTTGCCCAACCAAGATCTTCACCCTGTTTATGGAATTGATAATCTACATTATTGTAAACATCTTTAGACATCATTTTTGCGGCCATAATAATATCTGATTGGAAATATTCCCCTAAAGGATACTTTTCTTTTCTATAAGCTATATTATGTTCCTCATCCTTCCAGCTCATTACGCTGGGGAATCTTGTGTCCACTGGAGTCATAAACATCAAAGGTGACACTGCATCTGCCCCGTCTTTAATGTGTGCTATCAATAATTCTATTGTATTTGGATTTTGCAGCAAGATGTCAGAATCTAAACTCAAATAAAAATCTGGCTGATACTCTCTTACTCTTTGAAGTATTGAATTCCTTAAAGACACCATATTATGATATTTGGACATAGTCCATTGTCTTCCGTTATTCTCATGTTCAAAATGAGGTATATCTTTTCTCTCATTAATCTCAAAAGTTTGGAATCTTTTGTCTAATCTTTTCCAAGTTAATAAAGAGTTAGTAGTTTCAAAATCATCAGGTGATGTTTCAAAAATCAAACCAACATCGTTCATGTCAATGGATTGATTAATAATACACCTAATCCATTCCGGAAGAATCCAATCTCTTTTATAAATTGGACAGCCAATTATTAATTTCATTTTTCTTCAGTTTGTACTTTTTCTTCTTTTACATCAGCCTTTTTTGCTGCTGGCTTTTTTTCTTCTTTTACTTCTTCAACTTTAGGTTCAACAGCTTCTTCTTCTGTTGCCGAGTCGTCTTCTGTTTCAATTAGAAGATCAAATGCTTCCATGAAAGTATCGATTATTTCTGTTAGAACCTTCAAAGCAAGTTGTTGTTGATTATTGGCAACTGCCTTCTTGAATCCTTGAACAGCGTCTTCTTCTAGCAAGAACTGCTTGCTAATCTCTGAATTAATTATTAAGCCCATCATCATCCTTTGGAATATCTGACATTAAGTCATCTGTTTCTATGACAGTATACTCTTTTTCCAAAAGATTTTCAACTACTGACAACCAACTTAAATCATCTGCTCTTCTAATATTTGGAGATGTTCTTGTACCTTGTTGATTTGTTGGTCTAATAATGTTACCTGGTCCTTTTGTATTATTTGGCAGGTTTGTAGACTTAGGTTGCTTTGGTGGTGCAGTCTGCGTGGTTCCACCACTTGCTGAAGTTTTAGTCACTGCACTCTGCTGAGGGGCTACAGCGGCTTGAACGTCTGCTTGGTGAGTTGCTATATCCATTTGGATTCTAGCTTGTATAGCGCCAAACAGTTCTGACTCATCAATTTCTGGATCAAGGCCTAATTCTTTTCTAGTTTCAGACAAAGAAATAATAGAGTTAGTATATTTCTGTATTACATGCGTTTCTTTTTTAACTTGAGTGTCTACGTCAATCTCATTAAACTTAAAGTAACAACGGTCTGACACCCCATCATCAATTGGGTTCTTAATCGGGTCAAAACCACCTTCAAACAATAGTTCGTTAAAAATGTTAACTCTAACAATTTCAGCGAATTGTTTTTGGTACTGTTTGATCTTGTCATAAAGAGCTATATCTAATCTATCTGTTACAGATCTATTGCCACCATTCATCATCATACCAAGGTGATGCGGAGCTAAACCTAAACCAACAGCAACTCTTTCCTTAAAGTGTTCAAGATAATTTGAAGCGTCAAGTAATTGATTGCCTGATGCAACAACTTCAATATCATGTCTAAACGGAAGTATTAGACCACCTTCTGTTCTGAGGTTTTCAATTTCTGCTGCAGCGCGTGATATTTCTTCTGGCTCTGCTGGTTGCTCAGCTGTTCCAATTTTGTATTTATAAAGAGGGAATAATTCTCTGTGAACAAGATTTTGAATATCTTCTTCTAATTGTCTTAGGGCGATTACGTCATCCAAGACGTTTGTTAAAAACGGCGTACCAAAAGCTCTGCCGGCTTTTTTGTCAAAATGAAGATGGATAACTCTATCTGCTGACCAAACTGGAGTTTTAACAGAAGGAGAATAAGTTAAAGGGTCAGTTCTTTGCTCATATGACTTAGGCCTATTGTATCTATCTCTAAGAATTCTTACTTGTTCTGTCGGGATTAAATAATATCCTATTACTGTTTGTTCAGCTGAAACTGGATTTAACTTATCTGGAAAATATTCAGAAATATCTCCTCTAGCTTTAACCACAAAACAGTTAGCGTACTTAAAGAGTTGATCGGAAACTTCTATTAAGAAGTCCAAAAATGGTCTCTTCATGGTCATTTCCAGGAAGTCTATTCTTTGATACAGATAAGCTACTGCTTCAGGGTTTTCCCCAACTATCTTCCAATTTTCTTTCCAGAATAAATCTTTATATTTATTCATCGCTTGACGGATATATGAATCGGTATCTACCGCTTGCATAATTCTGTCAAAGTCATATGGAGATGGCTCAAATGTTGCTCTAGTGTTATACCAGTAAACTGAACCATGATAGCCAAGAGCGAGCGATGCCACTCTCATGACCTTACCCAAAGTACCTACGTCTTCAGGCTCTATAGTTTTTGCTACAAAGTTACCACTGTTAAAGTCGTCTATTTGACGAAATGGTAAATAGTCTAATAATGGCATTTGGGGCTCCCGTATAAATCTAATAGAATAGTACTTATTAGATTATATTTTTATAAGTTAGTTACCCTGCTCAAGACCAGCTTTATTGAAAGCATTCTTAATAATAAGATCTTTTACTGCTTCGAGCCAAAAAACAGTTTCAGCTTCAGCGAAGTCGCTTCTGTATGAAAGGTTTTGCTCACTAATCTTAATCTCTACAGAAAAATCTTTTTTTTCTTCAGTTGTTTCTACTGCATCACTCATAATTTTGTCCTTTTAGTTTTCTTATAATGTTTGATTGCTGTTTAATTGTAGCCTCCTTAATAACCAATTCGGTCATTAAGCTGCTAAGTTTTTCTTGAAAAGTTGCTATTATAATATTAACATCTAAGTTTGAATCTTCATCATTAATATTTTGAATGCTTGAAGGCGTCAAATTTTCATCTGCTCTTATTCTAGACATTCTATTAGTATATCACGAGTTTAGTCTAGACTCAAGTTCTTCTATTTTAGCTGACAATTCTTGAACGGTTTTAACTAAGTGGGGAATGATTTCTTCATAAGAAATCCATTGAAGAGAATTTTCATCTTCCAAGTCATCGCTTGACCAAAGTGAATACTCTGAAGCCGGATAACCAGAATCATTTAACGCTACTTTTACATCTTGAGCTATTAAACCAAAATGTTTTCTTTTTCCACTATTATCCACAGTAACACTATTTAAAGTGTCTTCATGGCTAAAATTGCTTAGATAATAAGTAACTGGTTCTAGTTTATTTATAAAATTAATTGAAGATTCAATAGGCTTTATTGTATTCTTTATTCTTTCATCGGAAATTGTACCAATTGTTATGTATCTTAAGTTTCCATAAACTCTAAAAAAACCACTTTGAGCTGGACTACCAAGAGCAACCATATTGCAGTCCGCCCCATTTATATCTAAGGCTAAATTTCCTACTGATGATCTTATGTAATTAGTTGAACAGCCACCACCGGCATCAACGTAAAACGATCCATCTGAGTTTGTAAAAGTTCCAGACCCTTCTGCTATAAAAGATGTACTAGCTCTTATTGTTCCGCCAGAAATTCTATCGGCATTTAGTGTTCCCGTGGTAATTTGATCGCCATTAATTGTTGTAGCTGCTCCATTTATTTCGGCAATAAGTGTTCCTGGACCTATTTTAGTTGAAGCCTCATAGTAGGCATCGTCTGCTGTTCCTTGAGCGGACACTGCAATTTCTTTTGCGTCGATAGCAGTTGAGTAAGCTATACCTGCTGCATCTGATGCGCTGTTTGCTTCATTATATGCATTTTGGATTGTGGTATATGTTGTACCGCCAGTAATGGCTACGTTACCTGTTATACTTAAGGTTGTTCCATCCCAAGTTAATTTATTGCCTAAAGAAAAGTTTGCTTGATTAGAGGCATTCCTGCCAACATAAAAAGCTGTATTACCATTAGCAAAAGTTCCAGTGCCGTAATACATTGCATTAGCAGTTATAGTCAAGCCACCTATGAAACCGTCCTGTATTTCGTTACCAAACTCGTCAACTATAAGTTCAACATCTGCTGCGTTGAGCACATCTGAACCATCACTAAGTTTTAATACACCTTGTACGGTCAAAACACTGTTCGCCCATGTTAGCTTATTGCCCAAAGAAAACTTATCAGTAGCATCAACATAGAATGCTGTATTCGCATCACTATAAAGACCTATGCCATCAACATTATTGGTTAAAAATATAGAAGCGTTTCCACTATTGTTTAAAGACGTCCTACCTGTTAAAGTGAGACTATTAGCCGTGACATCGCCAGTGTTAGTAACCCTAAATGGAGCTACCGAAAAGCTAGTGCTATTTGAACCACTCCACATATTTCCATTTGAATCAACATGGAATGATGTCGCATCTGATGTCCCTTGATCTTCGCCAATGTCTAAGCTAGATCTAATGCTAGCATCATTAAACACTGCTTTTCCGTCGCCACTTATCTTCCAACCAGTTCCGCCAAATGTAGTATTAGCCGCAACATAGTTGTTTGACCTTATTATTGAATTTGTTCCGGTTTAAGATTATTGTTTGAGAACCTATTGTTCCAGCTGTTATTTTTGATGCAGTTAAGCTGCTGATATATTGGCTATTAATTAGCGGTGTTGATTGATCAGTTTGAGTTAAAGCTGTCCATGGACCAAGATTACCAGTCGTGTCTATTGATCTAACTCTGCCCCAATAAGTTTTAGCGACCGTGTCTGTACTGTTTGGTACTGCTACCGTAAACACGTTTGCGGAACTAAAACCTGTTGAAGTAGCTGTCCCCGTGCCGGCTCCATTATCATATAATTCATACTCATATTTGTCTATATCCAAATCATTGCTAAAATCAAAAACAAACATGACATTTTCAAATGATGCATATAAGGACAAGTTGGATATGGCATCTGGTATCGTAGTATCTTTAGGGATTGAAACCAATATAGAATCTACGCTTTCTGAATAAGCGTTAATGTCAGTGTTTTTTGTTCTTACACTAAATATATAATTCTTGCCTGGTTTTAGGTTCTCAATTTTTTTTATAATCTCAGCCATTACAAAGTTGCTCCTGTGACGATTCTTCCCAATAATGATGAACTTACTTCTTCTTTGTTTAAGCTCAAATAATTATTTAAAGAAAAACTATATTTTTTTATATTCATTTTTCCATCTGAAGATAGTATATTTTTTTCATGATTAGAAACTATTTCAAATACATAGTTTTTATATGATAAATCTGTTTTAGAAAAAACTAGAGAATCTGTTGCTTTACTTTGGCTATACAAATCAATTTCTTGCCAGTCCAAAACAACTTTATTATCTATGTCTTGATCGGATCCATAAGCTGTAATTCTTATTTTAAACTTACCATAATCTGGACCTTTGTCACAGTAGATGTTTATATTTGGTCCAGTAAAAGTTCCTATCAAAGAAGCTCCTGGATTTTTAGAAATACCAGAATCCCAATTAGACTCACTATTAACAAATGATAAATTATAGTAATTATTTGAATTTAGATTTCTTACATATGAAGAAACATTTACATCTTCTTCAGAAGAAACAAATTCCGATTCTGACTCTTCACAAGCTTCATACTGATTATCTTGAGTTCTTTTTTTAATTAATTTTAAATTTGGAGTTTTATAATATAAACTATATTGTTTATTAATATCAATATCCTTTGAGTGATTTTCCGCTGCTTTAAAATATAAAAGATTATCAACAATTTGAGTTATTACCGGAGTTGAATCATAATTTTCAGAAGACTTATCTTCATAAACAACTAAATAAGAATCTGGATCAACGGAAGCTGTTTTGGTAAAAATTGATCCTTGTTTATTTAAAGCATAGTAAATGTCAACATCTAAATTTTCTACATCAATAAAAAGCCAAGAGTCTTTAACAATGTTTTCTTTAGCTATTGGAAAAGTTATTTTTTTCCTTAAATTAGGATAAACATAATTTCCATATAAATCATAATATCTAAACCAAGCCATAATTAAACCTCATAAACAAAAACTTCGTATTCGTGATTGGCAGCAACATCGCCATCTTCTATCTCTATCGTTATTACAGCATCGACGACTGGTACTCCGCCATCTATTATATCCTGTTGTATGTTCGTAATCTGTATAGACTTAGCCTTAGGTATGACCACAGTAGTATCTGTTCTTACAATATCGTAATCAATGTCTGTTGATTTAATTTTTTGGCTACCGTCATTACCCGTATGCGCGTGACTAGACAACGAAACTCCGTCTATCCTCATGCCAGGGTCAACAGAAATATTTCCAGTTATTGTTCCGCCATCTTTTAATAAATATTGTGGGTGATGATTTTCGGTTAGATTATGTAAGCTTGCATGATCAGAAATTAAATCACTTTGATCTTTATAAGTTATATGAGAATTCTTATATATTTCAGAATAATTATCTTCTGTTATTGTTTTGCGAATAACTTTTTTATTTTGTCCCTTAAATGAAAGTTGAAATATATAATTAGAATATCTTCTTTTTTGTTGAATTAAATCTAATAATTTTTCTACTCTAGATCTTATAATTTGATTTCTTTGTATCAAGTCACTAAGTATCATCCCAAAGTTTGCGTTTATCACATTTGTGGCTATAACTAACTCTTCTGTTAAAGTCGGAAATCTAGACGCAAATGTTGTTGTATAGAAGTTTGCCTCCATGGGGGAAACTATCTTTGTTTTAAAATTTAATGTTTGCGATAAATATCTGTCATAAAAAATACTGCAGTTGTCTACATAATCTCTTTTTAGATTGTTTAATAAACTTGCAATTTCTTCATTTAAGGCTTCTAGTCTAATCGAAAAAAATGCTTGGAATTCAACGGCTTGTTTTTCTGTGATTTGATCCAGCTCGGAAGCTGTGATTTCTCCTGGTGATGATGAGATCGATTGGACAATGCGTTTCGTGCATTGTGCTGCGACCTTTGCCCATGCGTCGAATTGTACTGCGACTTCTTTTTGTGAGTCATCTTCATACTGCTCCTGGAAATTTATTAATATAAAATTTTTAATATAAAAAGCTTCATTTAACATTGCGTTTAATAAATTCCTATAATTTAACAAATAAGAAAAAACGCTTTGTGAACAAATTTGATTAAACTCGGCTATAAATCTTCTGGCAACCGTAGACATAGATCTTTCGGCGTATTTGTACTCTTCAAAGGAAACAAAGTCTGGTTCCGGCAGTTTGACGTCGTTATATTTGCATAATTCCTCCCAAAGTTTTGTGTGACATTCTTCCATATTTGGAGTTAATTTTTGATCTAGATAAACTTTATATAATATATTATCTATGGACTTAATCGTTTCTTGAATGTAATTATATGTTTGAAAAGATTGATTTTTTAAAAAGTTTAAATCAACTGTCATACTTGGTATTAAGCTGTAATCAAGATTTGTTGGGATACTATTGGCGTATTTATTTACAGTAATGTCGTCTCTTGTTTCTTCTCCAAAAAAAGATACGTCCGTTTTATAGCCACCAAATATGTCACTGGTTGGACCAAAATTATTTTCAATGTTGTTAATAGACATAATTAAAACATCTTTCTTTTACCGTTAGATATAACAGAACTTTTTTTTCTAAACTTAGTTGCAGCCAAACCATCATTTCTGCCAACTATTGCATACTTTGGTTTTTCTTCTTCATCTTGGACCGTATTAACCTTTGGCATGTAAAAGTCATTAGAGAAAGTTTCGGTATTCATAGCATAGTTGCCTTTTGAAAATTCTCCATAGTTTTGAGTTATGGCCAAAAGTGCTAACATTAAAGCGTCGTGCGCGTGGTCCATTGCGGTTCCGCTTGCTTCAAATATTGGTCTTCCAATTTGAGTTGTTCTTATCACAACATATGAAATTAATTGGAGATAAAGTTCTTCGTCCGATTCTGGAAAAACTATTTTTTCTTTTTCTAAGAACTGACGAAGATTATCTACCATGTATGGTTTTATTTCTTTCTTAACCAACATTTTAGTATATGGGTCTCTTACCTCTATCGCCTCAGCAAAAGATACGCCTTTAACCTTTTCTTTAAGGCCAGATCTAGGATTCTCAACACCATATTTGTGTAGTAGTTCGACCTGTACTTCTCCGAATCCTCTGTCAACATAAATATGTTTTGGTTTGAATATTTCGTTAAGTTCAAATATTCTATCTACAGCTTTAGTTAAAGTATATTCAGACCTATCTATTTCTTCTCTATATGCCACTCTAGATCTTCCTCTAAACCTTGGATCCTCATGGTTATCAGAGCATGCTTCAACAACGACTATGTTGGTTCCAGCTCCGTACTTGTCCCAGTCAACGCCTATAACATGAAAAGATCTTGCCGAAGTTATCTCTGGCTCATAAGTCCACGAAGGACTAAGGAATGCTTTGTCCACAAATTTTCTTGGGTATACGCCTTCTGAGTCTTCGCCCCAGTCTGCTTCTATTTCATGGCGATAACCCATTTCGGTGTATTGTTCTCTAAATTCATCTTCTTGATCTTTAGAAAAATAAGGGTTGCAATATGATGGAAACCAAAATTCTTGGAATCTTTCAGATCTACACCATTCCCAAAATTTTTCTCTTCTACCAGTTGGAGTAGAAGCGCCAATCATCATTTTATCTGGTTGATCTTCCGCAGTTTTCTGCAACATGGCGTACAATGCGTCTAGGTCATCTGTATGCATGTAGTCCATTTCGTCTAACACAATCACGTGTGCTTCTTGACCACGAGCTACGTCTGACTTACCGCCGGAACGCATGCCAGATGTAAAGAATCTAATAGTTGACCCATTGGAGAATTCCATCATAAATTGAGGACTGCTAACTTTTCTTGTTATTGAATTCATAACAACTTCATTTTTTCCAGCTATTCTTCCGATTTCCTGGTAAATAAGTTCTACCTGTGTTTTCATTGGAGCAATAACAAGACATCTTCCATCTTTATGTGTATAGCTATAATGCAAAAGTGTGATAGCAAGTGTGAAGGTTTTTCCTAAACGACGACCAGCTCTTAATACTTTTCTTAATGATGGATCTCTTAGTATTAATATTTGATAAACTCTAGGTTGAACCTGTAAAAAGTTTTTTGCCCAAACAACAGGATCTTTAGCTAAATGCATTTGCCTTTGTTGTTCGCCAGATATTCCAACATCTAAAAGTTCTCTATCTATCTCAAATGGTTCATCAATTAAGAAAGATAATTCTCTATTAGTTAGAGGTCTTCCAGTTATGGGTGTCCCATCAGCCCAGTTAATGTGTTGTAGTTTATTTTCAAAAACCCATTCAATTCTATTAACCTGTTTAAACAATTCTATATCTTGATCTTTAATTAATTCTAAAAGATCTTCTCTAGAAAGTTTTTCTAGTCTTCTTCTAAATTCTTTAGTTTTATGATCCATAATTATCCAAAATGAGCTGCCATCATAGATGCTTCCGAACCCAATGCGCTTCTTGCATTTAATCTAGAATTTTGTATAGCCATAACACCTCTTGACCTTGATGTAGCAGCTGCTTCAGTATCTCTATATCCCATCCCAAACATAGGTTTACTAAATGATCCTTGTAAGGATTTTTCTGCGTCTCTAGCTAAGTTTATACCACTTTTGATTACTTCGCCACCCATTTTACCAATATCGTAAACTAAAGATGCTGTAGCTAACAAATTAAGACCAGGGATAGCCATTGCTGCTCCTCTAGCTCCAAGTACTTTCATTCCTGCTTTAGTGCCAAAAGCTTCCATCGTACCTTTTGCTCCAAGAGTTTTAAATACACCTTCTTTAAGAACTTGTCTTGCAGCAACTTCTCCTGCCAACTTTTCTCCAGCTTTACCAGCAATTCCTTCTGCGCCCAAAGCACTGCTCATGTGAGCTATCGCTTTTTGAGCTCCACTATAAGCTTCTCCATGAAGGCCGGCCACATCAGCAAATCCTTGTGCCCCTCTAAAATATCCAGACATGTAACGAGTGCCTTTTCCGGCCATTGAAGAAGCTAGTAGGTTACCTCTAGTTCCTACTTCACCAACACCTTTTCCCGTGACAGCGGAACCCATTGAAGTGTCTATGGCTGAAGGCCCGACAAAGTTTGGACGGCTATAGCTTTCAGGGAAAGCTTCTATTGGGTTTAAATTAACTAGTCCGTGGAACATGCGTTTTAGCAGTAAGGCCAGTATTCATGCCTGCCATTCTTTGTATTCCAGTAGTGGAGCCTTCTAATTTAGATAAAGCTCTTGCATTTCCGGCATACGCTCTTCTTTCCAATAGGTCCATTTTTCTTCCAGCAGTTATACCAGAAAATAGGCCAGGACCAAGAAGAGCTTCATCTTTTGTTGCCCCACTTGCTTCTGCCAATTTACCCAGAGGACCAAACCTTGATTTAGAAAGAGAACCTCTTACACCTTGTGCATAGGTGTAAGTCCTTTGATCCTCAGCAAACGCACTTAAGCTTGACATCCTTCTTAGCGCTCTAGGTCTAGCTGTTACAGTATTAACTCTTGCCCCATAATAGATTGGCTGTCTTCCTGCTTCTCCTGCAAGTCTAGCTCCCCTTTTACCCCTTCTGCCAAAAGAAACAAATTGTTGTCCAGAACTTAAATCATTTGGGTCAAGACTCATTGCTCCGCGTCTAAAAGCTCCATATCTTTGAGCTTTTTTTGTTGCACCAAAACGTGCGTCGTCCATGAAACCGCCGCCAGCCATAATTGTTCTAGCACCACGGCCAGCCTGGAATCCAATACCTGCAGTTATTCCAGGAAGATTTTCTAAAGCTCTTGCATATAGAGGTGTTTCAAGCATTTCGTCTTGAGTATAAGGTTTTGGCATTCCTGTCATTGGGTCAATTGGCATCAGTAACTATTCCTTGAGTTGTGCATCCCGAGAACTATATCTCCTGATGCGTTTAATGCTTGAGCAGTTGAAAGTGAAGTGCTGTATGGGCTACTGGATAATAATTGTCTGTTATCTCTTATTCTCGACATTGCCATGCCAGGAACTACTGCCGCGCCCCCAAGGCCACCTATTGTTGCTCCAATTGCAGTGCCTATCGCTGCTTTTTTAAAACCCTTTTTGTAACCATAACCCAAACCGCCTATTGCTCCACCCACAGCTGCGCCAATTCCTGTTGTGGCCACATTTGCTCCTACAGTAGGATCTGGTCCATAAACACTAAAAGTATCGCTCATGCCCCCACCTGAGGCCCCAACCGCTGCTCCGATTGCCCCTGCTCCAGCAATCATAGTTCCTCTCCCCATGCCATACCCAGCTAATTTGCCAAGTTCTGCGCCTTTAGGTATAAGCTTTGCTGCTGCCCCGCCACCAATTAATCCACCAATTGCCATAGCTCCAAGGCCAAGACCAACAGCCCCAGCTGTGCCGTGAGTTGCTGCTGCTCCCAAAAATCCGCTAGACATAGGTCTCCCCATAAATGTTTCATCTGCGTAAGGATCATTGAACGCTGCATCAAAAACTGCTTCTTTAGCTGATGAGCCTATACCTTTAGCGACACCGGCCAAACCAATTGCGCCCATAGCTAAGCCAGTTGTTCCGCCAAACTTACTTCCAACTTTTGCTCCAACATTTAATAAACCCATTTAATTTATCCTCCAAATAAATGAGCGTGTTTTTTTGAACTCATATTATGATGGCCAATTTTATTTCTATCCAAATTCCCAACAACTCCAGCAGTAACAAGCGGATCTCTTCTATATGAAGAAAGACTAGCTTGAGGTTGCATTGTTTGTCTCATCATTTCACCATTAGACACCTTTTGTGTTATTGGCTGTTGCTGTATTGTTTCATCGTAAATTTGGTTTTCTTTATACTTACCATACATATAGTAACCAACTCCTGCTGCAAGTATGCCAGCACCAGTCCCATAAATTGATTTTTTATTTTCTATAAAAAAGTTTAAAGCTTTATTTTCACCAAAACCAAGCCTAGATCTAGTCATAACTTTTCTAGCTTCTGCAGCCGTACCATCCTGGCTTAAAATATCTGCTGCTTTATTAAGCGAGTTAATGACACCCTTATTGGTTTCTTCCATTCTTCCGGAAACTCCAGCTGCTGCCAATGTTGTTTCATCAGCAAAAGCTGAAACCCTAACGGTATCGCCAACTACATCTAGGTGTGATGCTCTTTCTGTTATTAGTTTATCGTTGATTAAATCCCAGCCAGCTCTTAATAAACTCTTAATTGTTCCTTCTGCCCTTTCTCCACTCTGAGTAGCGTATCCTATTCCTCCTTCTTGGAAACTTGACGCCAAAACTGAAACTAAATGACCTTTATCTTTTCCAGATAAATCCATAGATGCTTGAAATTCTGCTCCTAAATTTTGGAGAGCTCTTACCTTACTAACACCTTCTTCTACTCCAATATCTGTTGCTCTTGCCGTGTGTGCTGCCAAAGCGTCATCTACAAGTTGTGCTGCTATTGCTTCATAATCTGTAGATTTTGCTTCTGAACCTAATTGCCAAAAAAGATTTATTGTATTTTGATTTTCATTATTTTTAAGTACGCTTAAAGAAACTTTTCCTTTTTGCATTGCGTTTTCGCCAATAGTAGATTTTATTGATTCACTATTTAATACATCTTGTAAAACTTCTGTTGGCAAAAAAACTCTTGACCCAACTTCTATAGAAGATCCTGTTGAAGTTTTTAATCCGAGGTAAGCTTCTTTTTGTGCCTGAAAATGTGATACACCTGTTTCGGATAATATATCCATATAAGAAGAATAATTTAGACTTTCCAATTGAGCTTTCAAAGATGCTTTTACTTCCTCACTTACTCCTTCTTGAGTAAGTTTATTTGCAATAGTTGTTCTAGCTAATTCTGCGTTAGCTTGTGTGCCTTCGGACATGATTGTGCTAAATACTCTACTCTTTGCGTCAAGAAAATCGTAGCCAATTCCACTTTTTCCAGCTGCTTTCGATGCATCTAGTGTTCTTACCAAGTAATCATCTAAGCTGTTAATTCCAAAACCGAGTTGAAAAGGAGCTCCTGCTGATCTTCCACCTATGCTTATTTTTACTGCTTCAGATAGAGTTGGAGCAGAAGAGAAATTCTTATACACTTTTCCTATAGATCCAAGTATACTTTCTTTGGTTATTTCTCCAGAAGCTGACTCCCCAACAGCTTGTGTTATTCTTCTTATTTCTTGTATTCTACTTTCTTGACCATACGTAATGCCAAAGTTGGCAATCGAATTTATTGCATCTGCGTTGCCAGACCTTGCTGCGGCTATAGTTTTTCTAACCTCATATGCTCCTCTGTCTGCACTACCGCCCATGTAGTCCACAACGCCTTCTGGAGAATGTTGAACAAATTTAGCTTGAGTTGTATCATATCTAATGTAACCTTTTGTTACATCTTTATCTGCAAACATTGTTACACTTTTAGTTCCTTCATCTGTTAAAAGATAATTAAAAGTTGCTTCAGACAAATGTTGTACATCAGCTATATTTTTGGTTGGAACATTAGCGCTAGATCTATAAATTTTTCTTCTCATATTGTCGGCTATTTGCTTCGCGTCTTCAGATAATGCTTCATATACGGAACTGCTTCTTCCGCCGCCTGGTCTAGCCAATTGAAGTCTTTCATTTGCATCTGAGGTTGTTGTATATTTAAATATATGAGCCTGTAACAATGTGTCAGTGTCAGATAAGTGAGATCCTCTTTCCATTTTATCCAAAAGTAACCTTGCTGATTCATCACCCTTTTGCGCATCGGTTACTATTCTTGCTGTTAAATCTGTATTCAAAGATATTGCTTCCACAGATGAATACGCTGCTCCGCCACCAACTTTTACATCAGCCATTGTTTCCGGGGAATACATAAACTGTCTATGGAGTTCAGCTACTTTAGAATCAGTTCTTGTTATGCCAGTTCTTGCAAATTCATCATCAACAGCTTTATTAACTAAATCATTCATATAAGATCTGTTGTATTCGAGAGTGTCTACCAGTATAGTTTCTCCGCTTTTAATTCTAGAATGCAATCTTTCAATTGCAGCTTTTGCTTCAGAATGAGAAGAGTAACCCCCCATTTGTTTCATTGTTCCAGTTAACTTTTGAATATCAAAATTAATATTATGACCGGCAATTACTGAATTGGATTCAACTAGATTATTAATTAATTTTACTCCTTCATCAAGAAAATCTTTTCCACCATTTTCTGAACCAACAACTTTTCCAGAAGCAAATAAATTTGAAAAAGGATTACCTTCCCCATACATTAATCCATTGAGTTGGGGAGATTTAAAACTTATATTTAATCCTGCTGATATTTTTCCGTTTCCTGCTATATCCGCTGTGGACATTTGAACTATTTGTGAATTCCTAAATATCCCAGAAGTTTCAACGTCAAACATTTTTACTGATCTACCAGCAATAACTTCTGACATATTCCTCAATACAGTTTCGCCGGTTATTTCATCTACTTTAAACATCTGGCTTAAAGCTCTATGTCCCATAAGATTAGAAGTTCCAACATTAAATGCTTCAAAACCAGATTTATTTGGATTTACGTTAAACATTGTTCTATTCAAAACAACTTGAGCTGGATTTACTAATCCGCTCTTCTGTATCTACGCCATATCTAAATGCATGTCTATATCTGTTACTAGAAGGCATTTGTATGCCAGGATTACCTATATCTCTAAACGCTTTTGGTAGCCTGAGAACATCTTCTCTATACTCTCTTTCAAGCATGGTCTTTGCTTCCGCGTTTAATATGTCTAGATTTATTGCGCCACCATTCATTATAAAATCTAAATCAACACCTTGTGCTTTGCCAATGTCTAAATTTTTTAAAAGTTCTGATTGATATCTTTTCTCAAATTGAGAATATCTTTCCAAAAAATCTTTACCAGTTCCGGTAAACGCTATTAGCAGTTGAGTTACTTATCCTGCCAAAAAAAGAACCTTTAGTTCCAGTATTGCGCAGTGCGTTAGCTAATAAATTAGACGGGTGCGTGCTGAAGTCATTGATTATCGCCATTTGGCGGAGCCTCTAATTCTTTACTAGATGCTTCAATATAGTCATCAACTTCATATGTTCCAAGTTTTTGTCTTAACAATTTTTCTTTTTCAATTTGTACAGATTGTACTTTATATAGAATATCAGATATAGCTTGTGCGCTGTCTGCTTGCATTTGTCCAGCTTTAGCTTTAGCTTCTCTTGTTGCAAGAAGTTGATTGCGCAAATCTTTTCTTCTTTTATGTAGTCTGTCTTCCAGTTCAACTGCCATATGTAGTTCTTTTTTCAATATTGGGCTTCCCTCTTGATCAACACCAATAATGTTTTCTTGAATAAAGTGCTCTTTAGCCAATAGCTTTGTTTTACGAAGGTATTGTACTTCCTGATCTACAAGATCTCTAATCATTGAAACTTCAATTAAATTATCAGAATGAACATCTAGCTGTTCCATATATTCAGCAGTGAACTGTGCAACCATCGCCATTTCTATCGGACATGGTTTTCCTTTCGGAGCAAGATTTTCTTTCAATAAAGGACATGTTGCTGCAAAAATGCATTTGATAGATTCACAATTCATAGGTATTGAAGAAAACATCGTTGACCTAGTTTTTTGAGGCCTTATCAATTCAACAGCTTTTGTTCTTTCTTCATCAGTCCAATTTTCTGGAAAAAATAAATCTGGACGAAGTGATTCAAAGCTTTTTAAAAATTGTTCTTTATCATTAAACTTTTGTATATCAGCCATTAAAATCAATCCAATCAGAGCTATAAAATTCGGAACCTTTAAAACATTCTATTAAAGCACAAACGCAATTATTACAAAAGTACTCTTTCTTAGACTCGACCGAAAGTTTTCCATATTCGACAAATCTTTCTTCAGTCATTAACTCCATGCGATAATCGCAACGAGGGCAAAACATAATTAACTAATATCTTCTAGAAGTTTCATTAAACCTTTTTGAAGTTTTTCTTGAACTTCGCTATCTTGCATAGCGTTAACAAAAGTGCTTACTTCTCTCATTTCATCTGGAGATAAATAGGAAGATATTTTATATCTTGAACCTTTACAGACATCACAGTAAGGCTCTGATCTATCAACGTAGCAAACACATTTTTCTAGAATGTCAAAATACTCTAACGCATCTGCTATGTTCAACCATTTATTCTTAAACAATTTTTTTGTTTGCTCTTTATAAGCCCTCAGCTTATATTGATCATTAGACAACAATGTTCCCATGTCTAAAGAATTTTTCATCAATTCATTAATACTTTTATACAAAAAATTTGCTAGTTGAAAATCACCATTAACATCTGTATAACTCTTCCAATCATTCATCACATTTCCTAACTTGTTCTATTTATGGGTTTCTACCTGATCCTGGTCTTGCCCTTGTCATTGGACTTGGGCCACCTCTTGATCCACTACTTCTACCATTATACATGCCCATCGTTCCAAGGCCAATAGCTCCGGCTGCGTATCTTCCACCGACTTGTCTTTGCCTTGCAGCTATTGATTGTGCTCTATGTTTCGCGGCAAATTCTGGGCTATATCTATCCATTGGGTGTAGAGTTTTCCCTACACCTCTGAACATTTTTTGTTCTACTCTGTTTGCTATTTTTGCTCCGCGTGGAGTATCAAGGTATCTCCCGGCTGCGCCTGCGCCTAAACCAAGCTTATCTAAAACGTATGGAAGTTTTTTACCCGGTAAAGCCGGCATGTTAGTAGTTCCTTATTCCTTTTTGTGAACCTGGCATTCTTTGCCCAGTTCCAGAACCTCTACGGCCCCTCATGGCCCCATAGCCAAAAACTGCTCCAGCTCCAATGGCCATGCTCTTCTTAGGGTTTTTTTTGATGGCTGCGCCAATTGATCTACCACTAGTTTTTGTGTGAGCGATTGCTCCGGAAAGCCTTGTTCCTTCTCCCATTAAAACTCCTAATCTAATACTTAATATTAATAGTAATGGTATAGTTATGTGGTTTTTACTTTTTTAGCTGGTTTAATAACCGTAAAGTGAAAGTTGTCATCCAAATAATCTAGAGTAAACGTTGTTCCCTTGGGAACGGACGTGTTAACTATCGTCTTGGCTAATGAAGTTTCTATCTTATCTCTACGAACTTGAGCCAATCCTCTTGCCCCCTTGACAGTATCAATTCCTCTGTCAATCAAACCATTGATAACATTTTGATTATATTCAATATTAAAACCTTTTTTGTTTAATTTGTCAGAAATTATTCGCATTTCTAATTCAGCTATTCTTTCGCAGTCAGCTCTAGTTAAATGATTAAACACAACAACTTTATCAATTCTATTTAATAATTCAGGTCTAAAGTATTTTCTTGCTGCATCCATAGTATTTTTTTCGACCATAGACTTCAATGGAATTGCAGATGTTGATCCTTGGTAGTTTACATTCTTATTAAAACCTGTCCCGGTACCGATCATATGATCTACCGTTTTTTCGTTACCAAGGTTAGTTGTTAATATTATTATGGTATTTCTAAAGTCTACTTTTTCACCTTTGCCATCAGTAATAATTCCTTCGTCAAATACTCTCAAGAATGTATTCCAAATATCTGGGTGAGCTTTTTCTACTTCATCTATTAAAACTACTGAGTTAGGATTTTTTTGAATCTGGTTAACCAACTGTCCACCCTCATCATGGCCGACATAACCTGGCGGCGAACCTATTAGCTTTTGGTTCTCATGTTTTTGTTGAAATTCACCACAATCTATTCTTACCATCGGATAATCTAATGTAAATAAATATTCGTGCAATGTTCTTGCCAAATGTGTCTTACCTACGCCTGAAGCGCCGGCAAACATAAAAACACCCAATGGTCTATTAGAATCATTTAAGCCAGCTTGAGATCTAATCAATGCTTCGCAAATGGATTCTACTGCTTCGTCTTGGCCGATAATACTATTCTTAAGATGATGTTCTAATCCAAGAAACTTTTGTTTACTTATCTTCTTAGCAGCTTGTACCGCTTTATCTTGTCCCTTAGAACTTTTCTTGTCTTTTACTTTACTGAGTATATTTTTTAGTTCTTCAAAATTTCTATCTGTAGATAAATCATATTCTTCAGCACCAAATGAATAAGCAATAGCAACCCAGTAATCTATGTCTAAACCAGGGTTTAGCATTACACATCCCGTATACAATGCTTCCACGCATCTTTCTGCATCTGGTCTAGACATCAATCCCAGTGCTTGGGATATTTCTGTTTTCAGGTTAAAGATTACATATTGAAGAACTTTTCTTCTTCGTTCTTTTTCAGTCTTCGCATTTAGTTGCGAAACGAATGATTCTATTTCTTCTGGTTCTAATACTTTGTATTTAACGTATGCGTTAAGATCCGGAACGTATATCTGGTATATCTTCATTTTGTGCTCCGATCATGTTTTAAAAATTAAGATTCTATATATTAATATAATATATTATTATATATATACATATTATTTATAACATATATGTATATAGTAAGGGGGGTAGGGGGTAGGGGGTAAAATCCCAGTCTACTATTTTTCTTTCTTTACTTCAAGTCACTTGCCAATTTTTTTTATGTTTTCTATTTGTGGCTGACCTTCATCACAAGGTCCTGCGTATGCCCAATACTTTACAAGGTCATTTACGTTGTTGAATCTATTCTTAAGCAAAAATACTGCTCTATAAAAATTTTCATCTAATTCTATTCTGCGTTGCATTTTGTATCCCATCTGTATATAATTTCTTCCAGTAATTATACCATCAAGATTAGGAGTACCTCACAATGAGTAAAACAATAAAGCCATCATTTGCCTATCTTAAGCAGTTAACTAAATTGCGCGAACAAGTAAGACAATCAATGCTTGGTCAAGATCCGCAAACCCAAGCTGAACTTAGATTTGTTGAAGCCAAGGTTGTAGAGAAGATGAAGGAAGTTCAAGAAGCTTTAGCATTGAAAGTGTGATAGAATATCTTTATGGATGATTCAAAAGCTTTAGATGTTATTATCGCTCAATTAGAGCGTCAGTTTGGTGCCGGATCCGTGATTACTCTCGGGTCTACCAATGTAGAAAAATGGCCTTCTGTTCCGACTGGCGCTCCCACGCTAGACAAGATTCTAGGTATTGGTGGTTTACCTAGAGGAAGAATAGTAGAAATATATGGACCAGAATCTTCTGGTAAATCTACTATTGCTTTGACTGTTATTACAGAAGCCCAGAAGATGGGTCTGAAGTGTGCTTACATTGATGCCGAGCATGCTTTGGACCCAATCTACATGACCGCACTAGGCGTAGACTTGGATGAGTTAATTTTTTCCCAGCCAGATTACGGCGAGCAAGCTTTGGAGATAGTTGACCGCCTTGTTCGATCTGGCGAAGTAGGAGTTGTTGTGATTGACTCTGTTGCTTCACTTATTCCGAAAGCAGAGCTGGAAGGTGAGATGGAGTCGGCTCAGATGGGCCTACAAGCTCGTCTAATGGCCAAAGCAATGCGAAAGCTAGTTTCGGCCGCATCCGAGACAAAAACGCTCCTATTGTTTATAAACCAGTTGCGCAATAAAATTGGTATTATGTTCGGTAACCCGGAAACTACTCCTGGCGGTATGGCTCTTAAGTATGCTGCTTCGGTTCGTATAGATTTGCGTAAGAAGGAAGATCTTAAGGACAAGTCTGGCGAAGCTATAGGTATTAAAGTTAAAGCTAAGATTATTAAGAATAAGATGGCCCCACCATTAAAGATTACAGAATTTGATATTCTTTATGGTAAGGGTGTAGATCAATTCGGTTGTTTGTTCGATCTTGCTTTAGGTCAAGGTATCTTTACTCAAAAAGGTGCTTGGGTTTATCTTGATGGTGAAAACTTTGCTCAAGGTAGAGATAATGCTGTAGAGAAACTAAAGCTAGACGAAAAACTTATAGCGTTAATTAAGGAAAAGAATAACATATGAGCCAGGGGTTTGAATCAACCGCCTGCTCCGATTGTTCATTCCCACCGAATCACTCAGCTACTAAACTTGGTTCTAAAGATAAACGTGTAGAACGTTTTTCTGTTAAGTGTAGAGATTGTGGTGATTCGTGGGAAGAGAACTACATAAAAGAAGTTAAAGATTAGATCATTGCCTTCCCGGCGCATTCCGCGGCGAAAATTATTTTTTTATTTTTTAACAGATTACTATAAGAGTATCATCTATCGAATTGATGTTTATGGACTTTTTCAAAAAATTGTTTGAACTTATTATCTATAATAAGGAAAATGGGGAAGAGCTAGAAGAACAGGTCTTTTTGCTTGATGACGACGACCTGGAGACCGAAAGCGTAGTCACCTTCCATCCTGATGGCAATGGTAACTTAGTATTTAATGTTTTTAGTATTGAAGTGTGGGAAATGATCGATGATATTTCCGAGCTTACCGGTAGGGATAAATTTTCTATTATAGAAGGATTATCCGAAGAGGATGGTATTGAGTCCTGGGTGATCGATCCTAGAGAGTTTCCTAACGACTTAGATGATCTTTAATAATACTTATATAAGGATATAAAAAAACCCCCCGGTATATCCAGGGGGTTTTTCTTTTTATATAGGTTAAATATTAGTCGTTGTAACCATAGTTGTCGAAATCATAATCTTCAACATCAACATAAGCTGACTTAGCTCCATAATATGTCTTAGAGTTAAATTGATAGAAGATATCATCTTCCACGTCCAACCCCTCATAATCCTCGAACATATCCAGTTGAATATCATCCTGGGATTCTTTTGTCAACGTATTCTTGTTCTTACTCATTTTCTTATCCTTTTGTACTAGGCATTGATGGTTATATGATTCTTGTACATGATATCTATATGACAGCCATGATAATAGCAAAGCATGTTTACCTTTGACAACCTCTATAGCAATATATTCCAAACTTTTTTTGCGGGCGATTTCCTATATAGGTATAAAAATAAGGGAAAAATTTTTGGTGTAAAAACATATATAAAAAAAACTAATAGGCTAAAAATATGGAGAAAATATGGGCCACCACTAGTGGGTATATGTAGACCCTTAAGATCTTTAACGTGCCCACCCGGGTATGGGGTCTTAAGGTTAAACAATTAACAAGAGGAGAGTAATATGATTACTGTTAATAACAGCAACACACCTAACCGTGGTCCACGTCTTTGCACATGGGGTACAGGTAAGGAATTGTCAGCTAAGCACACCGCTTTCTTTCAGGTAAATGATGAAGGAAAGACCGTATGTTGGCACATGCATGCTGATGGCACTGAGTGCAGGGTAATTAAGGACTAAGTACCTAGTAATACTGTCCATTGGTGGACACTAAATAACATGAACCATACGATAGCCATGGTATGTAAAACATTGGGCTTTATTCAATCCAATTAGTAGGAGGTAATCATGAAAGGAACAGCTATGTATAATGTACTTGTATCACACGTACATGGTACTGGTGTGCTATGGCACTTAGCCCCTGCATCAGCACGGGATAGCATACAGATTAATGGCATATTACCAGGCACAAACAGCGAGGTAGTATGGTTGTATGTAGATAAGGATTACACACCATCAGACTATGACCTTGTACGTAGCTCAGAGGGTTCTGACGGGCATTATACCTACCGTGCTAGCCTTGATCTATGGGCAGTACAGGCCACACCAGAAATACTCACTAGCATGCAGCTAGATACACACCTACAAGATGTAGCACCGTACTCTGCAGTAGTAGTTCCATGCACATCTTTACCAGCTACCCTACATACACCTAATTACCGTATGGCAGGTAGTTCTACGCGCAATCCAATAAACCGTCCAGTAAGTGCATATAAGCAAAGTATCAATCAATTAAACCAAACGAAAGAAGGTAAGTAATCATGTCACCAGTAACACTAACCACGTGTGAGCAGCTAGGATCCATGTACGACACGCATGCACCATACGCTGAGGTTATCGGCAAGTATGTATGCCATGATGGTCAGGCAGTACACATACAGCTTGTTGGGTGCGGTGCATCTGATAACCACGAATTCACACATGCCCATAATATTCCAGAGTACATGAATAAGATGTATAATGGGAAGATTGTTCGCCTTCTAGGTGAGCGTTCATGGGATTCACGTGCACGCATGTGGGGCTACCGCTGGACCCTTCATTCAGTAAACCTATGGGAAGAGTCAGTAAAGGCTTCTCCTACAGGCATTAAAGCCTTGTGCGGCACTAACTGCTAATTAAGTACATTGTCCATTGGTGGACGTTAACTTCATAAACCTTGCGATTATTCTGGCAAGTAAAACATTGAATTAAGTTTCTTGTTGTCCGGGTTTAAGAAAATCAACTTAAACAAACAACGGGGAAAAACATGATAAAAGAAACTAGAGTAGACAGGTGGGAATCAAAAACAAACCTGTCAATAAAATTGTCAGCAGAAGAAGTCTTTGCGTTAATACCAAAGAATTTCAATAATGCAGAAAGGGTTGAAGTTTTAACCCCATTTGCTAAATTCTGGGATCGTCAGCGCAAAGAGTTAGAATCCAGTCTTCATAATCAGCTTATTCGAGTATTAGAATCTCGAGCATACGACATGGATTTTCGTATTAAGTTCTGCAAAAAGTGGGAGTATGACCGTCCATACTTTTTGTGGGATTGGGATAACAATGCCATCATGGAGATGATATATGAAAAAGATTCTCTGTATCATGGTCAATTTAGTAGCTATAAATATACTTGGAAAGAAATTAAGGAAAATCTTAATTCTTTTTCTGAGTTAATTAACAAGTTAAGTAAGTAAGCAAAACCCGGACAACAAGTAAGTAATCAACTCTGATGTGAGTTGTAAACACCATGGGACTTAGGTTCTGTGGTGTTTGATGTTCACATCGTGTGAGCAGTAATAACAAACAAAAGGAGAAAGTAATCATGTACCAGATCAAGAATTGGATCCTCAACCACAAGGTGGCTGTAGGAATAACGCTTGTTCTATTCACCCCACTAGTATCTGTAGCATTCGGTGCTATAGGCATACTGTTCAGTGCTGTATTTGCAGTATTGGGCTTTATCCTCAGCATGCTTAATGCTACAGGTGTGGCAATCATCTTGCTTGCGGGTCTCGGCTATGCAGGTAAGCGTATATGGGAATACGGCAATACATCAAACGAAGACACTAACACAGAAGGAGATTGGCTCAAATGAAAACATCAACCTACACAAAGGAGAAAGCAGTGAGTAAAGCAACAAAGATGTTCGTTGTTCTTATTGTCGCAATTGCGGCTTTAATAGCATCGGGCTTGCTAATCAATAACCCAACATACTGTGACGTAAGTTCAGTTGTTGTATACGAAGGAGATACTCTTTGGAGTATAGCCCGGACCAATTGCCATGGCAATAGCACCACAAATATGGTTTACGATATCGAGAAACTCAATCCAGGAATGAGTAATCGTTATTTGCAAATCGGTGAAACAATCAAACTACCAATGAAAGAAGGAAAGTAAACATGTCATCAAACAACAATCCAAAAGGAGAAACGAATGTCTGAAGAAAATGTACCAAAACCAAGAGTGTTCACTGCCGAAGAAATTGTAGCAAAAATACTACAAGAAAAACTAAGCAAGAAAGCACTCATCAATGAATTGGTTTTTGCATTAAACGATGCAGAGGCCAACAAGCAAGAAAAAGATGCAGACATCTACTGGAATGCAATTATGGTCTTAACGAAAGGCCGAATGCTCTAAGATAGATTTTTGCAATCAACAGAAAAACAGTAAGCCAAAAAACAACAAAGGAGAAAAGTAATGTTAGAAAACAATAATAAATTCCAGTCAAGGCTGGATTTAATCTCAAAAGCTGAAATTGTGTTACATCACATGGGAGAATGGCATGAGGTTAAAATCCAATCAAATGACAATCGGCTAACAAGTGGAGCATTGACGTATACCCAATACGAAAATGTGTGTGATGAAACAAAATCATCATATTCATTTGTTGGCATTTCAGATGATGGTGCAATTGTTAATGGCTTTATCCATGATGAATCCAATAAACGTGGTTATGGAGGCCAGTCATTTGAATTGACAATGCAAGATGGATCACACAGGGTTCTTACCGGACCATGGAGTGGAAGGCCATCAGTCCACACTGCCAATAGCGGTATTCAATACACCGAGGTTAACGTTAATAATACTTTGTATGGATTCTCGAAAGAATTCATTGAAGCCATAATTGATCGGTTTAACCTCAACGCAAGCCTTGAATTGACATGCCGAGACATGGAAATTGAATTACGAGTAACAAACAACAACCAAGGAGGAAAGTAAATATGGCACACAAAAGGAAACTAGGTCCTGTACGGAACAGGCACACTGAGGTATGTAACCATTGTGGTGAACTTACCTACGCAATGACAGGCAGAATACTTAAGTTGCCTCCATTCCGTGGACTTATTGACAACCGCACATTTCACATGGAGTGTGCAGACCGTCACCTTGCGTTAACCAAGGGAATCAACCCAGACCAACTATCACTGTTCAACGAGGAGGGGAAGTAATCATGTCGTATTACAAGAAACAAAAAGAAAAGAAGTATTGGACAGTAAGAAAACAATGCAGATGGAGATGTAACTCATCACCAAATTGCACTGAATGCTGGGGTAAGGGATGGACTCTTGGTGAGATATACAGAGTTAACAAACCAAACTCAAGAATTATTTATCCAACTGTGTCATATGACACTGTGGCTAAATGGGAATCAAATTATCAAAAGACCTTAAACAGGAAAGGAAAGTAATCATGAAGCCATTCAATCCAGGGGACAAAGTACGTTCCAAGGCAAAGCCTCATATAACAGGCACTGTAAAGTGGGTTAGGTTTGAACCCAATGGAGTATCTGTTAATAGGCAAAATTCACGTGGAAAATGGAACTATGTCCAGAAGATACCAAAGGGAGGTTATACCGTATCTATTAACTGGGATCCAGTCCCACAAATTGGTTACTACCCAGAGCGTCCTTTGCACGGTCTACAGGGGTCTACCACAATTGAGTTAGTGCCGCAAGAAAATGTAAATCAACCAACAACTACCAAGGAGGTAGCAGTAGTGAAGCAATGCAACCACAAAGAATCTGGTTGGGAAATAATCTCTCCAGAAGAACAAGTAAAACAAAACATTAACGCAGATGCATATTGTGATATATGCGACCAAATGCTCATGAAAGTAAAACACGAAAGGAAAGAAGCCATGTTAAATCAACCAACAACAATTCGGGAGGTAAATCCGATGAAGCAGTGCAAACACCAAGTCTGGGATTGGAAATTAATTCCAGGACAAGTAAACACAGACTACAAGGCAGTTTATTGTGAACTGTGTGGAGAGCAACTGGCTCAACTTGCACCAAAGAACAAACCAATGACAGATAAGCAGATAAAGTTTATCCGGTCTTTGTTCTTGGAAGTTAAATCAAACATGACAATTGATGAGCAGGAGTCTTTGACAACAAAGATGAAAGCACATATCGATGGAACAAATGTACTCACCACCAAGTGGGCATCAGCAGCCATTGACAAGCTCAAGGCATACAAGCCTAAGCCTGTTAAGCCTGTCCAAGTTATCGATCAGGATGAGCCATTTGGCAAAGTTGAATGTCATGTATGTGGCACTAAGTATCAGCCAGAAGAAATGGGCGGATCAGGCACTGAGGTATTCATGAACGGATGCATCGCGTGTCTGTAGTAAATCAATCAAATAATCAACCAACAACAAATGGGGAGGTAAAACCCATGGAAACACCACAACAAAAGCTCAATCGTTTAACGACAGAGCCTCAACAGAAAGGAGTAGAAGTGATTGCATTCATGCATGACTTCTTCCACACCATCACCAACGACCCAACAGAGCGTGAGTCATTGGCCTATTCAACCGTAAAGAAGACGGGCAAACCATTCAAGATGGGGACAACAGTTCGCACTGGTGAGAATGGTGCATACAACCACCATATCTGGCTTATGCCAATTAACAACAACCCAACTTGGAAGTATGGACTCTTGGAGCACAAGCTTAACAGCCGCGGTAAGAAGTTCAAACTTAAGATGATCACCATCAATGAACTGAAGCAGTGGATCAACAAGGATAACGGAGACTTAGATGCACTCATCAAAGAATCCAACTTTGCTTGGGCTAATGCAACACATGCTTTCTTCTTGAAGATGCGTGAAGACAACAACTGGTCATTAGATGATCTTGGTGTCAGCGTAATCGACATGAAGAAGACATCAAAGCGACTTCAAGAAATCACACGGTTTACTCAGGTATATCGTTCAAAGTCAATGAAGTCAGTCACCACTAAGGCTTATACGAACGAATGGCTTGAGCAGTACTACTCTAGCTATGGATTGAAGTATGATCCAGCAGATGAGGTGATGTTTGATGGACCAGCCTTCATGCGCAAATCAGCATTCATCAAAGCTTGTTTCCCTATCAAAGATGCGGAAGTAAGAGGCAGGATGATTGGTGGTGTACATGGTGACAATCGCACTTGGTTGTTCCGTATGAAAATGGAAGGCTGCATGCTTAAGGGCTTGTTGCACATTGTTGAGGATGATGAAATCCCAGCAGATATTGTGTACCACGAATCAATGGAGAAGAAGGAATTGTCCACAACAGATGGTAATTATACATTTGTAGCGTGGCCGATGCCAACTCTGTACGAAGTAACGATTGACGATCAATCAATGATCAACAATCCATGGTTGTACACCACTGAACACCTCACAGCTACATGTGACAGTCTTTTGTCTGACTTCAAGAAAGAAGTTGAAGCGGGCAATATGCCAGAATGGATGACTGTTAGCATGGATGATCAAGAGGATCATGGAGTAGTCAACGAAGACAATGAACTCCAAGAGTGGCAAGCAAACTACATCAAGTGGCAAAAGGCTGGGTTCTCATTGTATGACAGCTCAAACTTCATCCACATGGCGTACGGTCAGCTTGCTAATCGCATGAGTGCATCAGTTAAGCGTGGTAACATTTGGTTGCCAATGTTTAACGCATTCATGGCTCCTGTTATTACTCATGAAGCATTGCAAATCATGGGTGGACAAGAGCTGCCAGAGTCAAAGTCAAATGTTGTATGGTATGATAAGCGCTTCGGTGCAATCATCCCAGGCAACCGCTTTGTTGAGACAGCAGACCTTCACGACACATGGGACCAAGATGGTGACATGGCTAGGTTCATCCGCATTAAGCTGTGGAGCTCTTCGCCAGTTGTAACTCTCTATGGGTTGTCACACCAGGAATTCAGGGATGGATTTGTTATCCCAGCTGACCTGGAAGTACCAACCACACCAGAAGAAGCAATCGACATGGTTGTTATCATTCGTTCACCAAACGGACCTGGTGGTTATTCAATCGAGCGTTACGATGCAGAGACAATGCCATTTATGCGTGTAAACGAGGAGATGGTACAGGTAATTGACCTTAGCAAAGCAACAATGCCAATGAGCACACTGCTTAAAGACACTATTGTTGACACTAAGCTCAATGAAATCCTGAACTCAACACAGTACACCAAGAGGGAATTCACACGAGATAACGCCAAGGACATGATTGATGCACAATTGCACAACCCTGGATTTGGTTCATTCTCGAACTTCATGATGGTGCATGCAAATGTGTTTGGTCCAAGCTACCCAACCTACATGCCAGCTAGCGGTAATGATATCATCGATGCAAGCTCTCAGACAGCAAACATTGAGGCATTCCGCTTTATCAGTGGCAGCGTATCAACCATGTGGCAATCAATGATCGATGATATCATCAAGCAAGATATCAGGGTTGACAGCTATATGATGAGTCGTATCCCTGATCGGTTCAAGCATGAGTTGGAAGGTAATGTCTACGATGGACCATTGGCAGAGCTCAGTGAGCACTACATCAAGGTACTCAAGGATGTACGCGAAGAGAAGAAGAACACTATCTATCTCCGCATGCGTTCTGAGTTAATCCCTCAACTGCAACAGTTAATCCCTACGCTGTCAGATCAAACACAGGCTGTCTGTGAAGCATTCAACACCAAGTACATCCACATGTTGCGTGCATTTGACGAACGTAAGGCAGAAGCTAAGGCAGAAGAGACAAAGTGGTCAAGCCGTTACTTCAAGGCATGGAACGCTGTGTATTCTTCAGCTGAGTTGGAAGCCATTGTTAAGATGATGGTCGATGAGATTGAAACGTCCAAGTCACCAACCAAGATGGCTGTTGCTATCTACCGCTGGATGACAGATCCAAAGATGAGCTACGAGAAAGTATATCACGAAGGTCGTGGTGAATATATCAAAGCCAATGCTCATCTGCGTTATGGTCTAGTTGACCGTGTAATGTTCCAAGCCGGCAAGCGTGGACAGAAATCAATGATGGACCTGCTTATCCAGGGGCTCAAGGATCTGGGCCTCTAGGATAAGTATTATCATATTGTCATATTCTAAACAAGCACCGTGCTCTGCCTAGTCCCCAAGACTTGGTTCCAATTTGATTCTAAACACGGTTCAAGAGATTTTCCGCGGTCTGGCCCCCATCACGGGTCTGGCCGTTGAATAAGTCGGGGTCTTTCGGGACTTCGCCTACTGGCAACATCGGGTTGCTGGTAGTTTATGTGACTACGGTCACGGAAAGGGGTTGGGTCTAATGACTCTTCTCATCACTAAGGTTGGTGCACCTACAACGCACACACATAACTTGAAGGACGGCTCAGGCTCGTTCAACAAGACCGAAATTCCTGTAACACTACAGGCCAAGTTCGGTGAGGAAGCAGGCTTTCAGATTGGTGTGAACTACACTATCTGGATGGACGCTGCTCGTGCAGGAAAAGTCATCGCGATTGCTTCGGCATTCATTGATGGCACGGCCACTGACAGTAACGGTGAACTGTATCACCCAAGTTGCCGTCTTGCTGTACTCAACGACAGCGAATGCTTTACTGCGGGCGAACTGCGGACAAAGGAATTGACCAACAAGTTTGGTAGCACATACACTGTGACCAACCAGACCATTTGGTTGAAGGACGACACGGCTTTGACTTATGACATTGCCGAGTTGGCTGTTTCCCCTCAGCGTGGCAATATCGATGACCTCGATATCCTCGTTGACTTCCGTGGTGCTGCTTTGGTTGCGCCAGTTGTTACATCCACTGCTACTGCTGAAGTGCCTTTCTGACACTTTAGTTTTAGCCCGTTTTGTCAGTCAGGTCGGTGTGTGTCCCCCACATACATCGGCTTGGCTGACATTTTTTTTTGCAACTAGTTCCCTAATCTTTTTTTTGTTCCTAGTATTCTAATCCTTAGGAATAAGTCGGAGAAAAGGAGAATAGCATGAGTGAACCTTATATTTGCGGAACAGCAGCACCTGATCCTTGCGAATTTGAAAGCGTAGAACATCATGACGCTACTTGTCAAGAATGTCTATCTTGGTTTCCAACATGGACAGCAGCTCAAGAAGCAGCTAAAAAAGCAAGAAATCTGTGTAAATAATCATAGGACACATATAAAAGCCTATGTACTGGTATACCCTACAGCCAATGGACTATGTTCATCGGATCCAATGGATGTCGAAATGTAGGATAGGTAGTCATCACCTCAATATACTATCGGTCGTCCTACCGTAGTAAAGCTGACAATGGACAGTCGAGTTACAGCGACTTTTAAACATTTAGGGTAACCTAGGCCACTGGTACAAGGGCGACATTATCGTACTGTCTGGTATATGCAGGAATAGCGTTGTATCAATATACCATATTATTCATCCCAATTGAAAGGATTGTTATGACATCAGAAGATATTGTAGAACAAATTTCAAGTGCAATTATTGCTGGGTTCTTTCCACCTAAATCATGGTGCACAGAAGCAACCAACGATGAACTAAACAAAGCGTTGCTTGCAGTGCTCAACGGAAATGGAATCCACAAAATTGCTCACATGGATGCATTGGAGAATTTAGACAAGGTTCTTAATACCCTTAATTTTGAAATGAAAATTAACATGGGCCTTGTAAGTGAAATGGAAATTTTCATGTACAAAAACAAATTAAATATTTGCCAATGCTGCGGGGAAAAAGTTTGCCTCGAATCACTCGACGCAGCTAAACATGGAGACTACTAATGGATATTATTATACCTCTCTTCATCCTAGTTCTCATATCAGCAATCTTCGTTCGCGGGATTGTGCGATATGTTGCCGGCAACCCATGGAAATTACATCGTTGTATGAACCACCAGTTCTACTTTGAAGAAATAGATTGTCGTGGAATATATTGTGGCGTATGTCACAGGGACATAGACATTGAGTATTATTCTAAAAGAATAAGTCGGGAGGGAATAACCCATGAAAATACAAATGATTGATGACATACCACGCAAAGGATTGTGTGCCATATGTCACAAGACCAAGCTCACAGTAACAGTATCCATTACATCCAAAGGAAGTCCTATAATCACCACTGAAGATTGGTGCTTAGAAGACTTCCATACCCTACAAGATAAAACACTCACACTACGCTGAAAGGTAGAACCATGCAAGTAGAAAAATTTGAAGAAACAACCGATTATGTAAAATATTATGGCTTTAGAGTTTACAACCGTGATGGTCGTTCACTTCCTAAAGGCATGATTAGTTCAATGCGCGTTGAGCAACTATCAAATGGCATTAACCAAATTGAATTTAGTGTTCAGAGTCCTAGTGGTTACTCACCAGACTCATCTGATCATCTTACATACACTATGCCAGCAATTGAAACCTTTGAAAAGGGCAAGGCTGTTGTAGAAATGTATGGACAAATGATCAATACTTATATTAGCGAAAAGGATCAAGCAGCATGAAAACATTCGGACTAATTTCAATATCATTTGCAGCAGGCAGTATCACCATGATGATGTGGCTTCGCAGGATATTCAATAAAACAATGAAAGGAACCTTGTGAAAAAGCTTACACTTATCACTACAGCAATAGCATTTGTTATTGCCGGCTTAGCAGTATACATCAAAAAGATGACATTCTTTAAAGGAAAATAATCATGAACTATAAGAAACTATTCTGGGGCTACATGGCATTTAGTGCTATCACTGGCTTTGTCATCGGCATTGTGCGCGGCATTGAGCAGGAAAAGATCAAGCGTCGCTTACGCAATAATCCTTTGTCTGCTAGTAAAGCATTCAAAGATATATATGAGCACTATGATAATCAAGACTTAGATTTCCCTGAATGGGTAAACACCGATGAAGAAACTAAGTTTAATAGCATTGTAGGCCGTCTAAACCACCCAACGAACCGACAGAAGTAGGAATAAGTCGGGATATTTTCGAAGGGGGGTGACCGTTGTTTGATTGGCTATTCGATATTATCCAAGATA